TACGCGAGGCGAAAATTAGGGGCCGTTGGTTGTGTTGGTTGGTTGCAGTTCGTTGCAGTTGTTGCTAGTTGGTGAGGGGGTGACGAGGTAAGGCAATGGCAAGCTAGGTTAGGTAAGCCTAAGTTAAGTTAGGTGGAGGGTAGTTAGGGTGAGGGTAGTTAGGTTAGGTATACCTAAGTTTTGTTAACGGGTTTGGGTCCGTGTTTGGTATGTGTTGAGCGTGATGCGGGTCACGTTTTGGGTCTGGGTCTGGGTCAGGGTCCGGGTATCGGACACGCGCCGGGTTGGAGAGTGGGAGGGTAGGAACTTGCTTGACAGGTGGGTTAGACGAGGGCAAAAATAAGCAACTAAAAAATCAAATGCTTATGAGTGTAAAGAAGAGAGGGGGTGTCATACCCCTTCGTGTATTCCCTGCCTATCGGCCCATACCCCCACGTGTATTTTGGCCACTCACCCCTCAATAGAGTGAGTCAGATCACACGCTATCTTGTTGACTTCAACCGTCTACCCTTCTATACTTAAAGCATCAACCCCAAACGCAAAGAGGAAATCATGATGAACACTAAGTTTTGCATCTCAACAGGCCATTGGATCACTTACGAGTGCCTGCTTGATACTGGCACTGTCGTACGCTTGGGGAACCCCACCAACAAAGTATGGATGCTCAACCACGACAAGCAGTGGGTGAACTGCAATGGTGAAAGCATTTCAATCGAAGATATGCTGCAACGCATTGAACAACCCAACCAGGTTGTCGATGTTATCTATTGCCCTAACGTCTAACCCAAAGGAGGATAACAAGTGACTTGCAACTGCCCGAAGTGCGCGTACACTACTAACAACCCTTCAATGATCATTATCCGACAGTATTGCGACAATCTCTTGTCTGCGGTAAAGAACCCTTCACTACTGTCGTACAAGCCCGGTGTCGTCCTCGTTACAACGGACTTCTTCGGGCCTAACTACCTGTCGATTAACGACGACCGCTGGGTTCGTAGCTCTGACGGGGCTGTTCTGACGTGTGAACAGCTTTTTGACGATCTTTCCGTAAACAACTATGAGCTGCTTGTACTTACCGACTACGATTTTCAGGATATGTAATCATGTTAGAATTCGTTTTGTTCTTCATGGCTACCTTTGGTGCTTTCGTTGCGTTTGTCGGCTTCAACGATGCTTATGAGTTGTGGCGTGTTGATCGGACTAATGCGGTGTTCACTGGTGCTGCAGCTTTTGGTATGACGGCAATTAGCGCTTTCATCACCTATGTGTTTATGGTGCTGATGTCTAACTAACTAACTAACGAAGGAGAAATAATAATAATGAACATTGAAGAGACGCTTGATAAGTACTCATCTCTACACCGTGAGTACGAAGAGGCATTTCAGCAGTACCGGACACTAGAACTAAAGATGTGGAGCGGTCTCTACGACAACGAGGAACCGTTCGAGCTGACGTATCTTGACGGCCAACCCAGCCATATTAAGATTAAGACACCTGATGACGTAGCAGACATTATTACCGGGTGTGTGATTGCTATTGGTGGTGCAGAGTGGTTTCGTGCTGACGGTTACTGGCTGAGCTGCTATGACACAAAGAAGGATGACCACGAAATGTTTGTCCGAATCATGCGTAACCGTGATCATGTCCACCTGATTCATAAGAGTTACTAATGGCTAAACTAACAAGACACGAATCTGGGTTTGATCTCTCACCGGAAGGTATTGTTGCACAGTGTCCTGATCTGCCGCCTTACTTCCAAAATACCCCTATTGGTTATTTGGAACAGGCTTGGGACGAGTCGGAGCCTTTCGAGGTTGAGCTTGAGGTTCCTATGTGGGAAGAACCCTACGGTTACTTTGTGAGGATCAAGGTTGTCCCTTCTGATGAACGTTTTACTATTGAAAGGAGTCTCACGTGATCGCTTTTCACATTTGCCTTGCTGTCGTCTGGGCCGGTGTTAGTGTTGCTTTCGCACTGCTTGCACGGTTCAAGAAGGGTATTGGTGGCTTTAGAATCTGGCCTGATGTGTTGGCCTCTGTTTGCGCCGGTATTGTCGCAGTTTGCTATATCGTGCAGATTGCATTGGAGGTGGCAGCATAATGTTTACTGTTACGCAAATTGTTATCGTTTGTGCGTGGTTCGCTATGTGGGCTGTTAACTCGAAGATGTTTCGTAATGGCCCGAAGCGGGACCAAAACCACATGATTAACGCTGTGTTGGATGCTGGCTGCGTCATTCTTCTTATTAGCCTTCTTGTGAGGTTTGTAGAATCATGAGACACCCTATTGAATTGGCAGCGTGGTTCTTCCGTAGAGGCGAGTTTGTCCTTGGCAATGATGTGCTGAAGGATGAATACGGTGTCGAGTACAACCGTCCAGGCCAGGCAGAGTACTTAGCAATCTACAAAGACAACCCAGGTGCGCGGGCTATCAACGAGTCGTTGAAGTGTATTGCGGAGATGTACGGTTGCCTGACGTATTTGGAATCTGACGCATACATAGGCCAGCTCACTATTGTTGGTGAAGAAGACTCGATCAGTCTTCTAAAGCACGTGTGGAGGGTTGGCCTCTCAGATGAGTATGGGTACGATGCCAAGCTGAAGAAACGTGTGTTGGATGCCAATATTCAGGGAGATGTCGAGTACAGGAAGTGGGCCGATGACTATATCTTCGGGTTCTTTGAGGGTGTTGCTGGCAATCCTGATACAGAACATCTCTCAAGATTTAGCAAACATCCGCGTATTCTTGGCATACTCGATGGTTTTGACAGTATGAAACGCTATGAAAGGTTGGAAGCAAAATGATTGTTTCAGTTGATACGGACCATATTGATCTGGTTCATAATACAGAGGTGCTTGAAGCTGCTCTGGATGAACTTCCTGCCGGTTGGATTGTCGATCTTGAGTTTTTCGAGGAAGGCACATTCAGCTTCGTGAAGACCTATGATGATTGGTTTATCCCGTCTAACGATGGGTTCTGTAGTGAAGATCGAGTAGATTTTGTTTGCACTATCCAGGGCGATAACCACTTGAAGAAGGAGGCAATGTCTGTCGCTTTCCGTCAACCAGAGATCAACGACATTGCCGAGCGACACAACAATGCGCTGCAAAAGTGCCGGGATGCTGTGAACGGTGAGACGGTTCTGGACGGACGGTTTATCAAGTACCGTAACTTCTTCCTTGATACGGAGAACGATCTCAAGCCTATTGGTTTGCTGGCCGTTGCGAATAATATCTTCTTGAAGGAATACCAAGACGATCACGACTTTATGAAACTGTTTACGAAGAAGGGAGATGAGAAGTAATGTTGACTTTTGCTGTTGGACTGCTTATCCTCGGCTTTGCAGTGGCACTTCTCGGAATGATGCTCGATGAGGTATACAATTGGGGCGCTAAGGTTGTTGCGGCTGGCACGATTATGCTCTGTGTGTCTCTTGCTTGCCTTGCTGGTTGTGTCTTTTACTATGGTGTTCACGTCTAAGGAGAAATGATGAAGAAGAGTAAGATTATCGGGTCTGTCGTTGCTGTTGCTGCGGCGCTTTCACTGGCTGCGTGCAATGCCGCTGATACGGCCTCGCGGAACATCAGCTACGAGAGCGACAACTTCAAGGTGATGCGCCGTATTGTGTTCGTCAATGGCATTACGGACAAGGAAGACAATCAGCTGGAAGTCACCTGCAAGACGGGCGACAGTGAGTACAAGAAGCACTATCTGGGTATCTCGGATAATGTGACGTACTTTGTGGAGCAGATGGACGGTTCTGATGTCGATACGTTCCATTACAAGGTTGCTTTCCGTCCTGAAACCCTTTTGCCGGACATTGACCTTCAGACGAGCGGGGATGAGAACTGATGATTGAACCTGCTGAGGAAATCTACGTGATTTTCAATAAGAAGACGGGCAGCATCAAGACTGGTAGCGGTAAGAAGTACAAACTCGTTCACGCTTACCTGTCTGAGAAGATGGGCTGGGGTGGTATTGGTCGTATCGGTCAGTTTGCCCGAGAAGAAAAGGATGACTATGCGATTGCTAAGTATCGTCTTGTTGAAGCAAAGGAGAATCGAGAATGATTATCAATTTCAGTGAGTTGACTATTCCGTTCCATCGGCTTGCACCCGGAGCTGTGCTGATTAGTCCTGATGACGTTCGTTATCTAAAGTCCATCGGTGAAGACATGGAAGACTACTGGGTCCACGCGAAGGACTTGTGGACTAATCAAGCACACTCTGATGAAGAGTTGAAAAAGGAGATCGGAGACGGCGAAGGATGGAAGGTGCTACCGTGATTGACGGAATGAGGTACATCGGTATTGGTGAGTATGGCGTTTTTGAAGACGATCTGAAGGAACTGATGGAGGCCAAGGTTATCGTGTCAGTTGCTAATGAGCTTGGCCTCTTTGATGGTGTGGACTTTGGCAACACCCTCGCTGAGTTGTATCCCGGCAAGGGTGAAACACCTTATGATGTCGCTGATTCATTGGTGGCCTCTATATAACGACCCACTTCACGCTCAACTAGTGTTGCATACCGGATTGTTGCTGTGCTAAACTGGTCATTACCAGTTGATGGATCTCTGATCCGATAAAACCCCTGTGCTTGGCTTGAGGCACAGGGGTTTTATTTACCCTCACAATGATGTGGTACATGTCACGTTGTTAGTTGTTGACAAGTGTGGGCAGAGCACATTAGTATAAATACATCAGCAATTGAAAGGAGAACAAAATGATTACTGGACTTGTAGGTACTGTGTTTGATACCGACGAGCCTCCCTTTGTCAGCATCAGCGCTGACGTGATGCTTGAAGGTGAAGAACACTGTGTCAACATCTATTGGTACCCAGAAACGGATGAAGTTTTTGTGGAGAGGCAGGGCTGATGCGAGCACGGGTGACTAAGGACTGCTATTGCTATACCTGTGATAGGGAGTTTAACTACCTGGATATTGCGAGCCATAGGGCTTCACATCGACGTAAGCGTGAAGATTGCATCATCGAGTTTACGTACGGAAACATCAGTCATTGGAAATACTCTGAACTGAAAGAAGGAGAATAATGGATAATGATGAACTGGCACTTGTGAAGCGTATCTACACAATCGCTAAGCGTTGCTATAACGACAGCATGGAGCCGCTTCATCCTTGTGAGCGCCCTGGTGAGCGTGAGGACAAGGATTGGTTCAAGGTGAAGGCATACGCTAAAACACTGATCGAACTTGCAAAGGAGAACGATAATGGCTAACAACGAGTTTACTAAGCTCTACAACGAAACACAGACGAACTACATGAAGCTGCGTAATATGCCTATCACTAAGCTAAAGGTGTGGTTCGTAGAGGCAAACGGGCTAGGCAATGTCGGGGATGTCGAATCCTGTGTGGACTTCGCAGCTATCACCGACCGAGGCAGTGTCGTTATCTCGGGTACTCTTGGCCCATTCCTGAAGGTCAATGACGGTTACTGGGTTCGTACTGCCCCAGCAGTCCCTAAGAAGCTGTGGAGCGATCTCGACCTTGTTAATGAACTCATCAACGAGTACGAGGATAACGACTATATCGCTACTGTCATCGACCCTGGGTTGGAATGATGCAGTTCGAGTCAATCAAGTCCCCTACTGACCTTGAGAACTACCCTCTTGGCACTGTTCTCGGCGGGTCGCTGGAAACCTACGTCCGTACTTCGAGCGGTTGGTGTGCGTGTACCTTGGAAGAGTTCTACACAAGCACTCAGCTTTTTGGGTTCCTACCTGTCGGCATGATGACGGGTAGCCGTCGTGTGGCCATGTACTACAAGCCGTGACACACATCACTTAGTATGGAGTTGACAGCTCAGAAACACTGACTCTATACTGAACACATCATAACTGAATAGCCTCTGAGAGTTCAACTAACAATCGTCGCCGCGACTCAGAGGCACACCCCTTGTGGCGGAACAGGCAGACGCGCTCGGCTCAAACCCGGGTTCCGAAAGGAGTGTGAGTTCGACTCTCACCGAGGGGACCACCAAGCACCGGACGATGCTGGATGATTAGGCCATAGCCGCCTGCCGCTCTGATCAAGCGGACGTGCCGGTTGCCGTGACGGGGGTCACGTGCGGGGTAGCACCCTAGGGCTGACAATTTTTGTGTGATGGTTTTGTTTCGTCAGTCAACAGCACCCCTTCCAACGGAATGTAGCGCAGTGGTAGCGCACCTGGTTTGGGACCAGGGGGTCGTGAGTTCGAGTCTCGCCATTCCGACTGGGCAGTATTGCCCATAGCCACATGCTTGGTATGTGACATCTAGTTGCCAGGAGTCCTCCGGGACTTCCTGGCTTTATCCCAGATAGTGTAATGGCAGCACGGCAGGTTTTGGCCCTGTCGGACTAGGTTCGAGTCCTAGTCTGGGAGCGCTTGACGATGAGGTTTGCTCGATAGCACAAAGTGTCATGACCAAGACATCCTCATCGAACGGCTGGGTTGCCTTGGTCAGGTAACAAGCTGCTTAGTGTTATGTGGTGAGCACACTGGGAAAGTCTCAGAGGGGCAGGTTCGAGTCCTGTAGCAGCACGACAGAAAGGAGAAACAAAAATGACTATTATTCGATTTGATGCTGAGACGAGAGAAGCCTTCCGCAAGATTGCGGAGCTGGTAGACATCCTGGGTATCAAGCCTATTGAAGAACTAAGCAACACTGAGATCGTGGACAAGGATGGTGTCGTTCATGATCTGTCTGAACTCATCAAGACAAATTGTGTTATTGACAATGGTTGTGGAGTGATCTTCATGGGCATTAGAGCCGATTGTGTTGGCCCAATGGCAGGTTTGTTCGTTTCGTCTGCTGGTAAACACTTCAGCTCAGAAGCCCTTGCAAACCTCATCCGCGAACACGAGGATGACGATGATTTCCTAATCACTGTCTACAAGTTCTAATGAAAGGAGAAACAAAATGAAGCTACGACTTACTGACTTCGACTCGAATACTTACGAAGACACTGACGGTTCGTGCGATATGTGTATGTATACAGGTATGCTCGACCACCCTGAGTACACCTTTACCACCAGTTTCGGTGATAGCTATACTATCAAGGGCTGGTGGTCCGACTGGGGGCACCTTACGACCATTGACATCAATCTTCCTGTGTTCACTGCTTGGTTGCATGACGTTGAGTTCAAGGAACCGACAGAGCTTATTGAAGAAAATGAGGAATACACTTGGCTTTCGGATAAGCGCTTCTGGGATGAGTTTCTACTGGATGTCCTTAAGGCAGCTCAGTGGTGCAGCAATGAGGAAGAACTTAATGAAGAACTCGATTGGGCGCTGAAGGGGGCTAACAATGCTGAATGATGAACAGTTTGACGAACTTGCCGATAAGCTGTTGAAGAAGATCGCACCTAAGCTGGGTGTCGAACTTGAGGAAGAAAAGCCTAAGTCCAGCACTGTGGTTAGGGACAAGGACGGCGAAGAATATGATCTCGAACAGTGCGCTATCGGGCCTTGTGTGATCACAGCAGAGGGTAGCTACTTCCTCCATGTTGAAGAAGGCGTCCCTGGTAATGATGATTACAAGGAATACTGGATAACTACTTGGTGTGATAAGTTCAGTAATAAGGAGCTAGCAACCATCCTTACGGAACTGGGTGGAGACTTCGATGTCATCCAGGACTGATACACTGTCCTCGTAACAACAACGACAACCAAGGAGTAACCATGAGCATTGTCGATCTCGCTGTCAAGCTCGGTAAGGCTTTCGAGGGTGCGTACTCGTCCGTCGTCAAGAACGACGAGATGAAGACGACCATTACCCAGGAGGCCCGTACTGGTGTCTACACGATCACCACCCAAGACGCTGAGCTGATTGCTCTGCTTGACCAGGGGATTGTCGAGAAGGCACCTGTGACCATGATCAAGCCCATGACCTATGGTGTCGTCTCGCCCGGCGTTTACACCGTTCCGGGGCATAAGATGGAAGAGATTTTGGAGCAGCGTCCGTTCGACCATCTGTGATTGTCGGCCTGAGACAGCGCGCCTCTGATCTCAGGGATAGGTAACTGAGGGGTTCGTCCTTTCGGGTACCGGCCTTACATGAGGGTTCATAATTCATGAGGACTCATCCCCCTATCGACTAACACTCGGTAGGGGGATGATACTATATGTGTGTGAGTAGAGTCACACGATTATCTGTTGTGGATTGTTCGGCCTGTCAGCTACACTCAAGTTGTCAGGCCGAACAACTACGAAAGGAATGTTCAATATGAAGCGCTTTCTTGCGACGACTGGTGTCGCACTACTGATGATTGCTGCGGCTGCTGCTACTGCCAATGCAGCCGACAACACCGAGATCAAGGCCGGGGTCACAAAGGCCACGTCCTCGTCTCGACAGACCTCTTCCGAGGTCAACGTGGGTGGCACCTGGGCCGTGGAGAAGCTGGTTGTCGGCCAGTCTTTCACTGTCTCGACAGTGCCCAATGAGGGTAAGGCCCCGTTCGTCTGGAACGCCTCGTTCCCCTTCACGCTCGATGACGGGTCTGTCGTCGGTGAGTGTGAAGCCAACGAGGCAGAGCTGACCTGTAAGGTCACTGAGATTCCTGAAGCCTACAAGGACAAGACGAATGTCAAGGGCACGTGGTGGGCACGTGCTCGGCTTCAGGGTGGTGCTATTGGCACCACCGAGGGTATGATCACCCTGAACGGTAAGGCCGTGAAGACCCTTGTCTGGGGCGACAAGGAGGGCACGGGCGAGTGTACTAATGATTGTACAAACCCAGCCCATTATGAGTACGCCAACCCGGAGAACGTGAAGTTCGGGTGGTCTAACGCTGATGGGACTATCAGCTGGGGCATTAAGTGGATTGCTAAGGGTGGTGTCGAGTACACCGTGAAGGACTTTGACGCGAAGCTGGGTACGACCGTGAAGTGCGCGAAGTCTGACACGTGGAATCCTGATACGACCGAGGTCATCACTGCCACCCAGGTGGACCCGAACACGATCAAGTTCACTGCCCCTGAAGGCTCCAAGACGTGTGTGACGTACCCACCTGAGTACACTGTCGTTCCTGAAGGTCAGACCTCTGCGACCAACCACGCTGAAGTGAACGGCATGAAGCTCGAAGCTACGGCGACAGTTAAGAGCAATGGAGGTACTAATGGTGATGGTTCTGTGAAGCCCGCGCCGGAGCCTTCTACGCCTGCCCCTGCACCGGAGCCGAGTGTTACGCCTGCCCCGCAGCTTACGCCTTCTGTGAAGCCGACTCCTGCGCCCTCTGAAGAGCCTACGCCAGCTCCTTCCGAGAAGCCTACTCCTGCTCCTGCACCATCTGAGAAGCCTTCTCCGGCACCTAGCCCTTCGGATGAGCCGCAGTCTGCGACCCCTACGCCTGCCCCGGCTGTCGTACCAGAACAGGGCAAGCTCGCTAAGACGGGTGCTGTATCTGAGGCTATCGTGATTGCACTTATTGCAATCGGTGGTGGTGCATTGGCCTGCTACCTCGCCTGGCGTGCCGGTCGATTTGGCAACGACCATATCTGAGTGATACACTAGAAGCCTCCTTCCTAACAGGGCAGAGCGCCAGTGCTGTTTAGTGCTGGCGCTCTGTCTTACCCAAAACACAGTGTGGCACAGGTCACACCAGTTTCGCTTGTACCCTACACTAACACGTACTAATATTGACTGCGTAGAAAGGAGGGACAATGACAGACCCAAGTAAGGTTGTGGAAACGTGGCTCAAGCGAGTTGGCCGCAGCAGCTTTAGTTACTCTGACAGGGCTGCGAAGCAGCCAACCAGCGTCAAAAAGTTCAACCCTGTGAAACTAGACGAAACAGCAGAAAAGCTCATCGACAGCATCTACAAATGGTGGTACGGCGAGACTAAGACAAAGCCGCGATTCAATGATGTCGTCATTTGCCTGAGTCAGTACGTGAGCCGGAACAACAACCTAGCAAACAAGCTCGTTCCACACGTACCGGACCTCAAAGATTTGAACTATATTTGGGACAAAGACTCTCGTATTAGTGTCACAAGTGGCGACCCGGACACATACATGGGCATTAGCCGACAACACATCAACAAATGGTACGAGCACTATAGCGCCCTAGAAACAGACTTCGGCCAACTAGCCGACGAAGTTATCACAGACTGCATTGCAGCACCAAGCACACTGAAGTTTGCTAAAGCCGCTGCACTGATGGTTGTACTCAACGAAAGGAGAACTAATGAGACCAGTACGACAGCACCATAACGATGCTGGTTTCGACCTGTCTACGAAGATGCCGGTGATTATCTATCCCGGTGAAGTTATCCTCGTGCAGACAGGTTACTACCCCGCTAAGTTCGACATTCCTGACGGCTCTGTCGGACTCGTCTTTGCCCGCTCTTCCTTGAGCAAGAAGGGCCTTCTACTCGCTAATGGTGTTGGTGTCATCGACGCTGGTTACGAGGGCGAAGTTCTTGTTCCACTGTGGAACATGAGCAAGGACACCCCTGTCGTTCTCGAAGAACATGAAAGGGTCGCTCAAATTGTCATCGTCAAGCTAGAGGGCGCATCGGCTCTCTACGCACAGCCACCTGTCCAAGCCGGTGAGCGTGGTCAAGGTGGTTTTGGTTCGACTGGAAGGTCTATCTGAGAATGAACATCAACGTCTACTCCAAGCCCAGTTGCCCACAGTGTACGGCGACGTACCGCAAGCTGAAGGCGCTTGGACTGCCCTTCAATAGCATCGACGTAACTGAAGATGCGGATGCGCTGGCGTTTATCCGCGCACTGGGTTATCAGCAAGCACCTGTTGTTGTCGTGCGCGAAGGCGCGCAAATTAAGGAACACTGGTCCGGGTTCCGACCGGACCTACTGAAGAAGTATGAGGTGAAAGAATGAAAATTACTGACCCGGTGAAGCTCGAAGAGGCCCGCGCCCGTATGGCTAAGGCCCGTGCGTCTCGTAGTTCGATGAAGCACCCTGATGATGTTGAGCAGCGTGTAGGCACTGTTCGTCGGCTTGTGGTGCAGCAATTTACTGATGCAGGACTGACACTAGCAGATGACGGTCAACTGCTTGGTGCTGATTCTGCACGTTATTACTACAATAAACTTGTTCGAGGTTCACTAACCCTAAAGGACATGATTCTGCTTGGTGACTACATGCCTGTCGATTGGACACTGATCTTCAAGTCTATTCGACAGCCGAAGGAAGTTCTGCGTACACCGGGCACTCAGGAAGAAACTATCAGCATGGAGTTCAGCGAGCCTGGCGATAACCCGTTTGCTGATTACTTTACTGATGTGGATGGGGTGTGATGGAAGAAATTAGCTTGCGTGATTTCGGTAAGAGCCTGAGAAGGGAGATTCCTAGTATCGGCTCTACGAAGGTCATTAGGTTTCTGCGCCGTGAAGGATACCTGAAGAAGGGTCGGCATATTAGCGAGCCTACGGAAAAGGCCAAAGGACTGCTTGGTATCTGGCGTGTCTATAAGAACGGTAGAAACTCGCATCCCCAGGTGTATGTCACGAAAGAGGGTATCCAGGTGTTCACTGATATGATTATCTCCGAGTATGAGGACTTCGGTCCTTGGGAGATTAGGAGAAGTTATAGTGACTGACTGGCATAATCTGATCGCTGACTACAACCTGTGGTGCGATAACTACGATGAGGGCCGTAGTCGAGCACTTGACCGTGTTATCGTCCACCACAACGCTGGCAAGGCTATGTCGCATGGTGGTGTCCTTGCAGCGTTTAACCATAATGGCACGTCTGCGCACTACAATGTGGACATTGACGGCAGCACCGCACAGTTCGTCCACGACAAGGACACGGCCTGGCACTGCCCCGGCGTTAACTCGTGTTCGATTGGCATTGAGCACGCTAACTCCACTGGTGCTGAGGGTGGTTGGGACATTGGTGAAGCGACGCTTGATGCCGGTGCGCACCTGACTGCGGCCCTGTGTCGTGCGTATGGTCTTGGTCGTCCGCAGTGGCGTGTCAACGTGTTCCCCCACTCGGACTTCTATTCGACTGCCTGCCCCGCGTCTCTGCGGGATAAGTACGCTGGTGAATACATGCAGAAGGCTCAGGCGTACTATGACAACCTTGATGCTGAGATCACTCAGTCTGAGGGCTGGGTGTCGCAGGATGGTGGCTGGTGGTACCGCACCTCGGATGGTAGCTGGGAGACCGGCTGGTTCCCTGTGAACGATAAGTGGTTCTATGCCAACGAGAAGGGTTGGTTGCAGGCTGGTTGGCAGCATATCGACGGCCACTGGTACTTCCTGCACGATATGCACGATTCGCGCTACGGCGAGATGGAGACTGGCTGGCAGAAGATCGGTGAAAACTGGTTCCTCCTGAACGACAAGGGCCAGATGCAGACCGGCTGGCAGCTCGTCAAGGGCAAGTGGTACTTCCTTGAGGAAAACGGTGCTATGCGTACCGGGTGGCTGTCGTACAAGGGCAGTGATTACTTCCTTACTAAGGACGGCTCTATGGCTGTCGGCCTCGCTCAGACGCGCCTTGATGGTGCGTGCTCGATTTTCGGTGAGGACGGTAAGTTGCTTGTCGGTAAGCTGGTTGTCGAACAGGACGCTGACGGCATCGTGAAGCTGGTAGAATCTAAGTAACTTCGATTTAGGAGGAACTTTCATGGCTAATGAAGTCTTGACCACTGACCGTACTAAGTGGTACTTGTTGACCCCGGAGCGTCGCAAGGCACTGTACGCAGTGTTTGCGGCTATCGGAATGGTTGGTGTCGCTTACGGCGGTTGGACTGCTGAGAACTGGGAGCAGTGGTCTCAGGTAATCGAACGAGTCCTGTCTGTGATCGGTTTCCTTATCGCAACTGTTCACACTGGCGGTGTTTATACGGCTCCGTCGTATGGCACTCCTGACGCTGAGTGACATAACAACTGAAAACCCCCTTGCTGATGTCAGTGAGGGGGGTTTTCGCTATAATGGCCTCATGAAGAAGTTGCTGAGTTCGATGAGCGAGCCGAGGTCGGTAACTGCCGTCATGGTGGTTATCTACACGGCTATCGCTATTACAGGTATTGGGTTCCTTACAAGCTACGACTCTCTGCCGTGGGTGATTAGTCTTGCCGGAGTACTAATGCTCGTATCTGGTGTTTTGGGTGCGCCTTCAGCGTGGCTGGGTTCGTGGTGGTTGGAAGGTCCAGCGGCCTTGACATCTGTCGTTGGCATCATGCTTGTGTCAATTAACGAATTGGTCCTGACTACGGCACATGTGCGTTGGCCGTTGCATGTTATTATTTTGTCAGTAATTATCGCGTTGTTCTTTTTTGCGCGTGCTCTGCGTGTGTGGCCTTACTCGTATCGCCCCGGGGTCCTGCCGAAGAGCAAGCTGGAAGAGGCTGAGGAACGGTACAATAAGACAAGGGAAGAATACTTGTCAACCGTTAGTGAGTAACAAGGAGTTAGCTTATGAACACGGCATTGGTGGGCCTCGTTTGCTCAGCCGTAACCCTTGTTATCAAGGCTATTATTGATCTGTGCATCGACAGATATAAGAAGGCTCAAGAGATTCAAGAAGCCCGTGATGATCTTGAAGCTGATTTGCGTACGCAAGCGTTCCTGTGGAAGGAACACGCTTATGCGGTGCGTGTTGCGGCTGTTCAGGCCGGTGTGAAGGTAGAAGACTTGCCTTCCGTTCCAAAGGAGGACTAATGCTCATTGCCTGGTTTTTGGTTGGTCTCGCTGCTGGCTTGATTGCCGGTGCTGCTTGTACTTACGTGTACTTGGACAACAAGTTTCAGAAGGCTGTGAAGGAGGTGCTTGATGGTATCCAAGACGAACTCGCGCGATTTGCTGACGAGTGATGACCCGGAGCTGCGTGGCAAGCGCGACACGGCTTTGTCGCTGCTGAAACGTGGCACGGAGCGTAACAAGATCATTCAGGCGACAGGCTTCACATCTGAAGAGCTGTTCGTCATTGAGCAGTCGTACTACGACAGCCGACAGGAATTGTCGCCCCGTAATATGCGCATCAAGCAGCTTGATCGTCTTGATGCACTTGTTGACATGGCCTACAGCCAGATCGAGATGTTCGGCCTTGCTGACGAGAAAGGCAACTGGGGGCAGAACCTTCAGGCTGTTCTCGCTGTTCTGCGTGAGATTTCCGAGGTCGCGAACCTGAAGCGCCAGACGGTGACTCATGAGATTCGTGTGATCGAAGAGAAGCAAGTAAACATCATGCTGTCGTTTACTAATCAGGTGTTGGAAGAGTACACAGCTCTCGTGTACCCGCACCTGTCGGCTGGGGCTAGGAAGGCATTGGAGACAAACAAGGCTGACTGGTTCTCTCAGGCTGTGTCGAAACCAGCTGCGTTGCTTGAGGCGACTGTAGAAGTTGAGGGTGAGTAATGCTGCCTTTCGGTGCTGTCGCTAAGAAGTTTTCTGATGCCCAGCGTCTTGAAGTGTGGCGTAATAATCCTGCCAAGTGGGCTGAAGACCACGGCCTGTTCATGTGGTCTAAGCAGCGTGAAGTTTCACAGTCTGTTGTTGAACATCAGAAAACCCTTGTGGTTACAGGCAATGGTGTGGGAAAATCGCGTTTGTCAGCTACCCTTGTCAACTGGTGGGTAGACACTCATCCTGTCGATGATACGACAGTCGTCACGACAGCGACAAACTGGAAACAGGTCCGTAACGTCCTGTGGAAAGAGATTCCTCGTGTCAAGGCCGATGCTGGCATTGGTGGCAAGGTTAACGCTGACGCAACATGGAAGATGGGAGACCGACAAGACCCTATCGCTTTCGGTATGAAGCCGGACGATAAGGACGAGTCGGGTTTTCAGGGTGTCCACGACCAGTACGTCCTAGTCATCATGGACGAGGCGGGAGGTATCTCCAAGGAAATCTTCACCGCTGCCGACGCAATCACGACCAACAAGTATGCACGCATCTTGGCTATTGCTAACCCTAACGACCCGTCCTGCTACATGGCCGAGGTGTTCAAGCGTGAGATGCGCCTGAAGCCTGAAGAGCGTTCCTGGAACATCATCCAGTTCGGCGCGTACGACACACCCAATTTCACGGGTGAAGTCGTACCTGTCGAGGTTGCGACTCGTCTTGTGCAGGTTGACTGGGTTGAGGCGCGTAAGAAGGAATGGGGAGAGGATGACCCTCGTTTCGTCGCACGTGTCCTCGGTGAGTTCCCAGACGTGTCTGACGACGGCCTGTTCAACATGGGCCGTGTCATGCAGTCTATGGAGGCGTACGACACCTCAGAGCCGGATGAGGGTATGCCGATTGTTCTCGGTGTTGACGTTGCTCGCTATGGTTCCGACAGCTCAGTGATCGTATCTAACCAAGGTGGGTACATCCGTATTCATGGGCGTTACCAGGGCTTGAATGGCCCTGAGCTTGCCCGTAAGGTTGGTGAGCTGGCAGTCGAACTCGGGGCTGTCGAGATTCGTATTGACGCTATCGGTGTTGGTGCATCCGTTCTCGATAGTATCTACAATTTCGTGCCCGCTGACATTTCTGTCATTGGTATTCACGGTAACGCGAAGTCCGGTGATAGCACTAAGTGGTACAACTATCGCGCCGCTATGTACGATCAGTTCGCTAAGGCTGTCGCTGATGGTCGTGTCTTCCTGCCCGATGACGATGAACTCCACAATGAAATTGCTTCGATTAAGTACGAGTATCGTGGTAGTGCCATGCTGATTGAATCGAAGGAGAATATGCGTAAACGTGGCATCAAGTCTCCTGACGTTCTCGATGCTGTCATTTACGCTTTCCAGGACATTAACGCAATTATGGCCGGTGATTCAGAAGGTCAGTACTATTCGCCCGATGATCTACTAGAAGAAGATGACCTCTTGGACTTCATGTTCGAGGAAGAGTTGTCTGTATTTCTAGCGTGATAGGATAATTAGCATGAAGTATGAGCAGACATTTCAAGAAGCGCTGGGGTCTTTTTCTGATACCCTAGCGCGTCTCAAGCGAGAAGATGTGGGCTGGTTGCCTTTGTCTGCTGTCGAAGGCCCCGATTCTCTGATTACTCTTGATGTGATTAGGGACCATTCGGCGCGTGCGCGCCGTTTGGCTACTCTTAACCCTATTGTGAAGCGCGGCTTGGTTGTACGTAACGCTTACATGTGGGGCGACCCTGTTGTCTACAAGGGTTCTACTGGACCCTCCCGTAAGGTAATCGAAGAAAATGCGAAGGCTTGTTTCAGTGTGCAGGCGCGTGTTCGTGATGAGCAGTCTTTCAACACTGACGGTTGCGTCATTTATCTTGTGGATAAGGCGACAAAGACTGTTACACCTGTTCCGTTGATGCGGCTTGCTGGTGTGGCTACTGATGATGCGACAGGTGATGTCGTTGCGCTCCTGATCAACCCTGTCGTAAGCGGTGAGCCTCAGTGGTATATGCTGTGGGACCGTGTGAGCGTGAAGATCACCAAGTCTAACTACAAGGTGAACAAGCGCTTGACGGCTGTGTATGCGACCGTGAATCGCCTTGCTGCTGAACAGTACGGTAAGCCTGATCTCATGAGTGCTATGTCGTATGCACAGAAGTACAAGGAGCATCTTGAGGTCGCGCACCTCATGGAGAAGTCTCTCGCTAAGCTGGCCTTTAAGGCAACGAGCGTTAATTCTAAGCAGCAACAGGCCGTTCAGCAGCGTATGGCTGGTCCCGGTGTCGGTGGCACTGCGAACATTGGTGCTGGGCAGGATATTCAGGCGATTAATAAGGCTGGCGCTGGGATTGATTTCTCGGCTGGTACGCCTCTTGCGTCTATGGTGTCGGCTGCGCTCGACATCCCTCTGTCGGTGTTGTTGACAGATGGTTCCGCAGGCGGTCGTCAGGGTGCTGAGACTGCGCTTGAAGACCCGACGTTTAAGGCGTTGGAATTGCGTCGTCAACTCCATATCGACATGTTGAATGAGATTGCTGCTGCTCTCGGTATTAAGGTGCAGATCGAGTACGGTTCGATCAATAATGACCAGACGCACCGCCGTATTCAGTCTTTGACGCTGGCGTTCCAGAATGGTGCGTTGCATCAGGTTGAAATGCGTTCCGGTGTGTTGCAGCTCTTGAAGATTGCTGGCTCTCTGCCTTTGGAAGATTTGCCTGAACTGCCCTCTGAGAATGAGTCTGAGGGCGAAGAAGACTCGGCAGCAAAGGACAACGAGGACGGACGCGCAACGGGTGTAGGCCCGTTGTCTGATGGTACTAACGACAATCGAGATAATGGAGGGACCGATGCCTAAGCTGCATGAGTCCACGAGCGCTGTCGGTACTGAGTCTCTTGGTGAGGGTAAGTACCGTATCCGCATTATCGTGCCCGGCCAGGGTTCTAGTGGTATTTACACTGCTGAGAACTTGGCTGAGTCTGCTCACCTGTTTAAGGCTGGCACGGAAATGTTTATCGACCACCCAACTGAGTCCGAGGAATGGGAGCGCCCAGAGCGTTCTATTCGTGACTACGCTGGTGTCTTTCTTGAAGACGCGACAGTTGGTGAGGATGGGGCACTCTACACTGTGTGTAAGGTGTTCTCGGGTGTTAACGAGCTAATCAAGGATAAGTGGGAATATATTGGTGTTTCCATTAATGCTTGGTGCGACCAGCCAATTGCGGAAACAGGTGTTGTTCCTGTTTTTGCTGGCGTTAGGTCGGTTGACTTTGTTACCGCGCCTGGTGCGGGTGGTGGCATTGTTGATCTGCTAGAATCAAATAGGAACAACAATTCTATTAAGGAGGGAACTGTGGACGAAAAGCTGCTTGAGTCCAAGTTCGATGAGCTGAAGGGTGAGATCGCTTCTCTTGTTGAAGCTATCGGCTCTAAGCTAGAGTCTGCTGTGGCCGCGATTCAGGAGGCCAAGGTGGAGGAACCGGCTGAGAAGGTCGAAGAGGCATCTGTCGATGTTGATTCTGTCCTTGAGGCTGGTAAGAAGATTGCTGAGTCGGGTCTGCCCGAGGTGGCTGTCGCCCGTGTTCGTGAGGCTGTGAAGAATGGTGCGGATGTCGAGTCCGCCCTTGAGGCCGAGCGCACGTATCTCAAGGAGGCTGCGGCCTCTACCGCTACCCCTGTTGTCGAAAAGAATGACAACACCTATGGAAAGATTGGTTGGTGAGCATAATGGCAGTTAACGCTATTCGTGTTCCTGTTGTCAACGACAACCAGATTTTTGAGTATTCCAAGACTCTCTCCCTCCCTGTCGATGCTGCGCAGGCTCATCTTGAGCCGGGCGACGTTGTTGTCATCAACAAGGACAATGGCATTGCGGGTATTCTTCAGTCGAAGGTTCGTCCTATGGCTGACAAGCCCGAACAGCCTCTTGCCGATGTTCTCACGGCTCCTACGTACGGTCTGAATGGTCCCGGCTACGCCTCTGTGCGTGTCGCTGGCGGCGTGTTTGAGCTGGTCGGCAAGTCTGTTGCTGCTGCTAAGGCTGGTGCGCCTGTGTACGCGAAGGCTGCGACGGGTGGTACCACCAAGCCTGAGATCACGACCGTTAAGGCCGGTGCAGATGTTGTTATCGGTTGGCTGAAGGAGCCTCTTGCTGCGTCTGCCAATCCTCAGAAGATGCAGGTCGTTCTTGCACCTGCCAAGAACGCCTGATAGGAGGCAACTAAAGTGCGTTTCAAGAACCAGGAAGAGTTCAACGTCCAGTTGGGTGAGGCCCTTGCAGGCGACCGTCTCGCGCAGGCGCGCCTGAAGGAGGCTGTCACCTCTGATCAGCTGGCACCTATGTTCGTGAAGGCCGCGAACGTTCGTTTCCAGGAGTATTTCGATGCTCATGAGACGATTTGGGACAAGATCGCGACGAAGGAGCTGTTGACGGACTTCCGTCCCGCTTCTCTTCTGTCGCTGAAGCCTGACACTACTACGGCACCTATTGACAACGGCGGCTACAAGCACCCTGTTGGTACCCTGCCTCATGTGCCGGAGCTGACCCCTTACCCGACCATGTCGTATAGTGCTGATGGTGCGTTTATCACGACTGCCAAGCACGGCGCACGCATCCAGTTCAGCTTCGAGTCGTTTATTAATGACGAGTGGAACGTGATTAGCCGTTTCCCGAAGGATGCTGCTGCTCTCGCTGCGCGTACTGAGGACTTGCTGGTCCTCCTTCAGCTGTTCGACCCTGTTAAGAAGTCCTTGCGCGGTGACGTGTTCACGTCTGGTAACAAGACTGAGGTTGACACGACTGGTGTTCCTGAAGAGTTCACCGGTGGTAATGTTGCTCCGGGTATTGCTAATACCAAGAACCCTGCATTGTCGTTTGAGGCGCTTGTTTCGGCTCGGTTCCAGGCGCTTGCGACTGTCCGTGATGGTCATTCGACCTACGTCCCAGAGGGCTTCGTGCTGGTCACTAACCCGGCTCTTGCTGAGGTTGCTAAGAGCTACACTCTGATTAACGAGATTCGTGTTCAGAATGGCAAGCGCACCGAGATCAAGGGCAACCCCTTGAAGGACTTGGAGGTCGTTACTTCTGATCTGATCTCTGTCGTCGGTGGTGAGAAGGCGTGGGTTCTTCTTCCGAAGGGTGGTCGTGCTAACGGCAAGACCGTTCTTGCGAAGACTGGTATGCTGGGTCGTGAGGCTCCTGAGCTTCGTATCCACAACAAGACTGGTCAGATGATCGGCGGCGGCGACGACGTTAATCCTTATGAGGGTTCGTTCGACAACGATGATGTCGAAGTCCGTATCCGACAGATCGCTGGTGCCGGTCTCGTCCGCTACGATGGCATCGTCGGTTCGACTGGTAATCCGGTGCTCTGATCAGTTAGCTGAGTAGCAAGACCCTGTGGCCCCTTTGGTCACGGGGTCTTGCTATACTGGTTTCATGAGTGATATTAATTTTTCTTCACCTGTCGGGCAGGTGCGTGTTCTTATTCCTGATTTGCGTAAGTTGGAGGACTTGCGTGATTTGAGGAACGAGGCGCGTTATCTTTTCGCGGATGAAGAGATTGAGGCTTTGCTCGCTGTTAACGGTGGGAATGTGAAGCTGGCTGCTGCCGATGCGTGTGACGCTATTGGCATGGATAAGGCTTTGCAGCTACTTGTCTTGAAGACGGACGACAAGCAGACGGACGGCGCTAAGCTGCTGGCTGCAATTGTCGGACGTGCTCGGCAGTTGCGTGCTCAGGCGAAGGAAGATGAGGAAAACAGCCTGTGTTTCGATGTTGTGCATCCTTCCTTTGAGCCAGTTGACTGGGCGGTGAATTTCTAATGGGGCTGTCGATTGACCCGAATATCCATCCTCTGTTCATGTATGCCTCGTATTATCCATTGCAGTTGTTGGCTAATACGAAGGTGAGTATCTTCACTGAGCCGGATACGTTGTCGTATGGCTGGTCTGAAGAGGCTGGTTTGTCGTTTGATTACAACAACCCTATATGGCAGGGTTGGGCGAACATCACACCCAATGTTGACTGGCGTGCCCGTAATCGTGAGTGGGCAGGTACAGTCACAGGTGTTCATGCGTATCGTGTGCAGCTTTTGCATATCGACAAGAATGAGGTTTTGTCACGTGATATGTGGGGCAAGCCGGAGATGCGTGTGTCGTTCGCTGAGGGTATGCGCGTCCGTGTTGAGGAAATGCCAACTGATCCGAGGGTTGAGGGCTTGAAGCTGGTTGTACGTAACGCTCAGGTTGATACACTGAACTGGCAGGTGACGCTTTTGTGTGATATAGCAACGGGGGAGACTAATGGCTAGGACGAGGAAAACTGTCAAGTTTGACGGGCGCGTTGCTGGTATTAAGGTAACTGTCGATTCTGACCGTTATGGTGCTGCCGCTAAGGCGAAGAAGAAGATCATCGACGCTGCGTGGAAGAAGGTTGACGCTGCGGCTAAGGCTGCGGCTGTCGCTTCTACTGAGTATGGCCGTGCTTTGATTGCGACAGACCCGCGCCGTGTTGATACTGGCTATATGCGTGATGCTTTCCGTGTTGATGCGTCTAAGGGCGGCAAGGTCGTGGAGATTGGCTGGCATCGGTGGGATAAGACTAAGCCGTATTACTCGTGGCAGGAGAACGGTACGTATAGTCAGCGTACGACAGGCTATCTTCGTTCTGGCTTGCGCGGTAAGGCGACTGGCGGCGACAAGGGGAAGGGTATTACCCCGGCTAAGTATTTGCCTCGTGTGACGGCTGTGTTCCGTGAAGAGTTCTACGGGAGGCTGAAGTGAAAGATCGTACATTAGAGTTTGACGAGGCTTGCATTGCCTTGTTGAACACGATCAACGGCATTAAGGTTTTCGACTCTTTTTCACGTGATACGAAGGTGCCTCTTTATATTGTGTACCACGGCGGCGCTGAAATTAATCGTCAGTTGGACGAATATGTGTCTTTGGCTGGACATACTCTGGATGTGTACGAGCATCCGTTCACGGTGGACGTGTACGCCGCGAATAAAGACATTCTCAACCGGCTTGTGTCGGCTGTGAAAGAGAAGCTCATTGGTGCTGTATTGATTGAAGGGTCGAATGGTGTCAACATTGCTGCGTCGGTTGGTACTGATAGCGATTTTGATTCTACCCTGCGTCCTGCGGTTTATCAGCACAGTATGAGTTTTTACGTCAACCTAGATAGGGGTGAGTGAATTGCGCGTGCGCAATGTTTTTACCAATATTGTCTGCGACAAGACTGAAGATGAGCTGGCTGTTCTGCCGGACATGTATGAGGTTGTCGATGACAATACGCCGATTACACAGGCCAAGTGTTGCGGCGAGGATGATACCATTGAAGATGACGATATCGTTTCCAACAAGGAGGAAGACTGATGCCCAAGATGTTGTCTCCGAACACCACTATTTGGTGGGTTCCGGCTGATGCTATCACCACTACGGCTGACCTGTTTAAGGCGACGACCTACACGGGTGGCACGCCGAAGGCTGTCGATATTTCGTGTGCTATCGCGGCGGGTATGACGCTCGGTGCGACGGACTCGGACACGGATGACTCGCGTACCATTTGTGATTCTGGTAACGCGAAGACCCCGACCATTGCCAACTACGAGGCTTCGCTGACGTTCTTCCGCGAGGCTATCGCGGCTGGACAAAAGGCGGCGGGTAACACCTCCGTCTACGACAAGGCGTTCCAGCTCTTCAAGCGTGGCACCCTTGATGGTATCAAGGAAGGCTATCTGGTCCAGCGTATCGGTTTCCGACAGGGCACCCCTGTCGAAGCTGGTATGGAACTTTCTGCCTTCAAGGTCGTGCCGGACAACCCGAAGGACGAGTTGGGTGACGGCGACAAGCCGATTCAGTTCACCGTCCCGTTCCTGCCCCAGGGCTTTATGGAGTTGAATAAGGCTGTCGCTGCCTGATCAATTCTGATAGAATACCCCCGTGCCCCCGAGGTGCGGGGGTGTTCCTTTATCTGATTGGAGTAGACATCATGGCTTTTGAGCTGTCTAAGATTATCTCGTCCATCAAGCCTACGGTCAAGGCTATCGACGTGCCCCTGAATACTGAAGATGCGGAGCGTTTCGCTCAGTTGGTCGAACTGGCTAAGACCGCGCAGATCGCTGAGGCACCGCTGTCTCGTTCGATTACCGACACTGCCCCAGGTGTCGAACTTGAGGAAGAGCTTGAAAGGCTGCGCAAGCAGACGATCACGCTGCGTCTTCGCGCCCTGTCGAACAAGGAGCTGTACGTCCTGAAGCGTAAGGTCTGGGAAGACCCGTTCTTCTCTACGAAGAACAAGAGTGCCGAGGAAAAGGCTGTCATCGAGATCGAGCGCGAGGACCGTCTGATGGAGTACATCGTGGCTCGTGCCTGTGTCGAGATCATCGACAATGAGACTGGTGAGTCTAAGAACGGTCTGACTGATGACGAGGCTGCGGAGCTGCGTGGTTATCTGCCTGAGTTCTTGTGGCAGCAGATTTGTGCGACGTGGAATGATGCTCAGGAGCTTGGAGCTGTGGTGGCTGAGGCGATTTCTGATCCTACGTTTCGTGGGGACGGAGCTGAGCAAGCCGGAGAATCAGTGGATGATTCTTCTATTGAAAACAGCGAGAGCGGAGAGTAAGCCTCCGACGCTGTTTACGGGCGCGCACGGCATGTTTGCTCGTGTGGTGCCTGTGTGGATTGGTGATGAGCTTGACTCGGAGCCGATAGATCAAACTGAATACACTAACTTGGACCTGGCTTTGGCTGCGGGTTATCAGTACTATCTCGATAGTCTGTGTAACAAATGTGGCACACCGCTTTGGTACGGTCGCAGTGAGCATAGTGCAATTGAGTTTCATGTTGAGACATCGACGTGTTATTCGTGTGCTGAGCTTGATCGGCATCGTGAGCACGCGAAGGAAACCAAGCCGGGTGAAAGCACATACACGGTGATGGGCACTGTCGAATACTCGGACGGTACGAAAGAGCCGTTGCCTTCACCTCTTGAAGCGCTTGAGCAAGTTAGGTAGGAAAAGTCCCTGGTATCATTGAAGTGGTATCAGGGACTTTTCTTTTTAGGAGTTAAGGTGGCAGACGAGTCAATCAAGATCGACATTGACGTTAACGCTGCTGGGGCAGATAAGGCGGCACAGAGCATTGGTGCTCTGGAAAAGCAGATTGGTTCGCTTCAGAGTGCTGTCGCTTCTCTGAAGGCACCTTCTGGTCGTGGTGGGACTGTTCTTGATTCTTTGCAGCTTGACAGCTCGAAGGTCAAGAATATGCGTGACTCTGCATCTGCGCTGAAGTCGGTTGCGGATGCACTTGGCTCGTTGAATAAGGCTGCTGGGGACGCTAGTAAGGCTGATTTGTCGGCGGGTGTCGATAAGGCTGTTTCGGCGTATCGACAGTTCATCCGTGAGACTCGCACGATGAACAGCTTGAGCAAGGACCATATCGCTAAGCTGAAGGATACTGCCTCGGCTATGCGTGAGGTGGCTTCTGCATCTAACGCTATGGCTGAGGCTGAGAATAAGGCGAAGAAGGCTCAGGCTCAACTGAATCAGTCGCAGGCGCGTAAGACTGAGGCACAGGCTGAGAAGTTGCGCGCGCAGGCTTCTGTGAAGCGTGAGGATAATGCTATCCCGTTGCAGCAGCAGAAGGGCCGTGACGAGCGGAACCTTGTGCGGGCGAAGGGCAATGAGGCTGCGCGTCTTGCTGAGATTCAGTCTGCGTCTCGTCTTGCTGAGGTTGAGGCGCGCATGGCTGCTTCGACAGTCGCGGCTGAGGCTAAGCGTGAGGCTGCTGTTGCTAGTGCGTCTGCTCGTATTGGTGCTGCCCGTGAGGCTGAAGCTGCTCGCACTGAGCGTGCGCGTATCCGTGAGGAAGAGCTGACTAAGCGTACTGCGATTCGTTCTGATGCGAGTAATGCTCGCGCTAATGCTCGTATGAGCGAGCACGCTATTGAGAACGCTCGTTATGCTGCTCGTGACATGGCCGTGTATTACGGCGCTATTACGGCTGGCATTGGTCGTGTGGTGTCGTCTGCTGCTCAGGCTAGTATTGCGCAGGAGCGTGCATTTGCTGATGTGGAGCGTACTGCTCAGGGTACGACACAGAGCTTGAATGAGCTGAAGAAGTCTTACACCGAGCTTTCTACGACGACTACCACATCGTTTGCTGATCTGTCGAAGATTGGCACGCTTGGTGCGCAGATGAACATTCCGGCTAACAAGCTCAAGGACTTCACGAAGGCTGTTGCTGAGTTCTCTACAGTGACGGGCATGGAGGTCGAGGCTGCTTCTACTGCGTTTGGCCGTTTTGGTGAGATGATGGGCAAGTTGCAGGAATCGGCACCAGGTAAGGGTGACGGTTATGCGGTTCTGGCTAACCAGATTGCCGATCTTGGTGCGAAGTCGGTTGCGACGGAGCCTGAGATTGCGAACATGGCCGTGTCGATTGCTGCTCAGGGTAAGTCTGCTGGCTTCACTCAGAATGAGATTCTTGCTCTGTCGTCTACGTTGTCGTCGCTCGCTATTCCGAAGGAATGGGCGCGCGGCTCGCTTCAGCGTATCTTTAACTCGATCAATGCGGCGGCTGCTGATGGTGGAGAGAAGATGCACACCTACGCCCAGGCTGTCGGCGTGACTGATGCTGAGTTCCAGAAGTTGTGGCGTGACGACCCGAACAAGGTGTTCCAGGGTATTTTGCAGAACCTTGCTGGTATCAGCGATAAGGTGGAGAAGGCTCAAGCGATTAAGGACTTGGGCTTCAAGAACGTGCGTGACGTTGAATTGCTGTCTCGTATGTCGAACAGTGTCGGTCTTTATGTCGAACAGCTGAAGGAGGCCGAGGCGGCTTCTAAGGGCACGACGTTCATTGATGAGTCGATGGGCATCATCATGGACACTATGGCTGCGAAGGTTGAGGCTTTCCAGCACGCCTTGCAGAACGCGGGAGCGGCTATGAACTCTAGCTTCATGGTTCCGTTCAAGCTGCTGATTTCTGCTGCGACAGGTATCGTTAACGCTTTCGCTAAGCTGCCTGCCCCTATTCAGGCGTTTGTGGGTGCGCTCGCGGCTGTGGCGACAGTGCGTGTTGGGTTGCTGGCTACGAAGGCTGCGGCTGTGTCGATGTCTGCTACGTATTTGCAGATGGGTAATCGTATGCGTCAGGCGACAGGTGATGCGAGTTTGACGTGGGGCACCGTGTGGAAGGCCGTGAAGCAGGCTCAGTCGGCCACGGTCGCTTATGACAGTACTCTTGCGGCTAACGTGGCTACTGCTAATGCGGCTGCTGCGGCTAACCAGAGGCTTGCTGCTGCGGATAACGCGGTGGCTGCGGCTGCTGGTAAGGCTGCGGCTGCTAAGGGTGCTCAGGCTGCTGCGTCTGCGGTTTCTACAGGTGCTTCTGTGGCTGCTGGCGCTGGTCAAGCTGTGGGCGCATTGTCTAAGCTGTCGTCGGTTGGCTCTGGCCTCATGGCTATGTTTGGTGGCCCGTGGGGTATTGCTATCTCGGCTGGCTTGTCGCTCGTGTCTGTCGGCGCTACGTACTTGGGTGATGCTTTCCAGGAGTCGTCGGCTAAGGCTGACGAGTTTAAGAACGCTGTGGGTGGTTCTTCGGCTATTCTGAACGCTTTGGCTCAGGATACAAAGGAAGTCGGTAATGGCACACAGACTGGCTTTATGGAGCTGAACGCAGCGATTGAACAGAATGGTGAAGTTCTCACCTCTAACGGCCAGGCGCTTGGTTACTACATTGATAAGTCCGGTCAGGTTGTTCAGGCTACCCACGAGCAGGCCGAGGCAATGGGCTTCTCGACCTTGAAGATCGGTGAGCACACCCAAGCATTGATTATGGATGCTGTTCAGGGGTCTGATGCCTTTAAGAACATGTCGAAGGAAACTAAGCAGGCCCTTGTCGATATGGGCTTCTCGTACGCTAAGTACATTAAGCTCGCGTCCACCTCTGAGGCTCAGGGTGGTGGTCAGAAGGCTGCTGATGCTTACGTGAATGGCTATATTGACCAGATTAAGGCTCGCAAGGCTGACGCTGTTAACGCTGTTAACAGCACAATTGTTGACACTGGCACTCTGAATGGTACGGGTGGTGGCAATGCTGCTGCTAACCAGAAGCGTGCTGAAGCTGCTCAGCCGTACAACCAGCAGATTGAAGCTCTAGAAGGTCTGAAGTCTAAGACCGAGGGTGTCGGCGGCGCTATGCGTGATGCCTTGAACGACGCTGCACTCTTTAATCAAGGTATTGAAGAGACCGGCGACGCAGCAGAAGGGGCTGGCCTGAAGATCGGTGACGCTAAGGGCGAGTTTCATAGCATGGCAGAGGCTATCCGCTCTGTGCTCGATGAAATGTTCTCTTCGACAGACGCGGCTGCTGCTCTCGATTCGTCGTTGCAGCAGGTGTACGAGTCGATGCAGGAGCACGGCACGTCGATGGACCCGAACAGCCCAGATGGTCAGGCGAACATCCAAGCTATCTCGAACTACTTTGAGAAGATGGGTAATGCTGCTGCGGCTGGTATTGAGGAAATGGGCTATACGGGTGAAGAGGCGTACCAGTACGCTCAGAACTCGATTCAAGACACCATCGACTTCCTTGCTGCCCAGGGTTTCGACATGAGCCAGTTCGAGCAGCAGCGGGACACTATGGCCGCGATTATTGCCCAGCCGTATCAGTCTGGCGAGGTTGACCATTCTGCTACGGATGCGTCGCTTGGTCAGATGGTTGATAACGCGGCTCAGGCGGTGTCGCAGGCTCAGGGTTTCCTTGGCAAGGTGCAGGCTATCTGGAACTCCATCCAGTCGTACATGGGTGCGATTGGTGGTGCGAAGTCTAAGACGGGTAAAGGTTCGTACACTCCGGGACAGAAGTCCAAGATTCGTATGCCAACCTTTGCTAACCGTAACAATGCTGCGTCAGCGTTTAGCGGCAACAACTTCAAGGCTAAGCCTTCTCGCTCCGGTGGTGGAGGCGGTGGCCGTTCGCCTCGTTCCGGTGGAGGCGGCGGTGCGGGCCGTGCAAAGAAGGAAACGAAGACTGCTGCTGAGCTTTTCGAGGACTTCCTTAGCCGCTTGAAGTCTGCGCTCGATAAGGCGTTGACTTCGTGGTGGCGTTCTACGACTGCACAGGACAATTACCGTAAGGGTCTGAACAGCCTGAAGAAGGATGTTGAGGGCACGACGAAGAAGGTTTCTGATCTTCGTAAGGAGAATGAGAAACTTGCGTCTGATATGCGTAAGAACCAGCAGGAGTTGCACGATGCCGAGTTCTTCCATGCTGTCGCTGTGAAGTATGGTGACACGGAGCGCGCGCAGTCTACTCAGGTTGATATTGACGAGGCTAAGCAGAAGATCAATGAGGGCCAGACGAAGATTGCGGACAACGACAAGGAGATCGCAACCCTTCAGGCGGGACAGTTTGCGCTGAAGGGCTACACGGAGGCGGCTATCGCTAACCGTGAGGCTTTGCGGTCGTTGCAGTCTCAGATGATTGGTTTGATTGAGGCGTATGCTGCTGCTGGTCATTCGACACAGGAGATTGAGGCGTACACGCAATCGCTGAAGCAGCAGTTTATTGACCAGGTTACTCAGCTTGGGTTCAACCAGGGTGAAGTGACTGAACTTGCTGGCGCTTTCGATAGCTTGACTTCGACTATTGGGCAGGTTCCTCGTGATGTGAAGGAAAATGTGACGGACAACGGCACTGTCGCTTCGACACAGGGTGCCATTGATTCGTTGCACGCTGACACTGTGACTGTTCCTGTCCAGCCGAGTAGCCGTGAGATCAACGTCAGGGTCAGGTACCAGATTGATGAAGCGTCTTATGCCGCTGCGCTTAATGCTGCGCGGATGAACCCGCTGGGTAGTCAGAACCGCACTGTTCGTACCCGTTCTGGTAGGAACATCGGAACTCTGTATACAGGTGGTTTGCTGTCGAGCGCGAACTCTCTGCCTGGGTTTGCGGGTGGTGGCCTGTTGCCTGGTCGTCCCCCGGCTAACCCGAAGGCCGACAACCTCATGGCTACGGACGGTAAGGGCATGTTCCGTGTCCGTAGCGGCGAGTACGTGATTTCTCAGCCCGCTGTCGATTTCTACGGCAAGAACTTCATGAACGCCTTGAACACGATGCAGGTGCCTGTGTCGGCTGGCGGTGTCTATGCTATGGGTGGTAGCTCTGATCTTGTTACAATTAACCCAGCACAGTTTAATCAGTTGGTGAAGGCTGTTTCTACGGCTGTCGTCCTTGATGGTCGTGCCATTAGCCAGAGCATCGACAATGGGAATATGAGGACAGGTAACCGTGGTGTCTACTAGGGGTTGCGCAACCCGCGAGGTTTGTTTTGGTGTTGGTAACGATATTATCAAGTGGTTTCCGGCACCGGATGAGTCGCCCGTTTCGACTAATGTTCATTCGGGCGACTCGCAGCGCCTCTTGAATGGTCTCGCCTACATGGGCGGTTCTGTGTACGGTGGCAGGCATTATGAGCTGTCGTGGTCGTTCTTGAATCGTGAGCAGGCTAATACGTTCCGTGAGCTGTTTATGAACAGGACGGGCGAGTGGGTGACGTATCTGGACCCGTTCTCGATGAAGAACGTTTTGTCGCCTTTGATGGGTTTGCCGTACTTGCATTACCATGTTGGTTCACCGTTTGCGTTTAATGACTGGGGTAAGCAAGCACTGTTCCCTACGAAGGCTAACAACCCTCAGTCTGGGCATCCTGGTGTCGTGTTGAAGGGTGGTGTGCTTCAGACGAATAACAAGTTCCAGTCTGAGGTTGATCGCCTGAATGGTCGGCAGGTGTCTTTGGCTTTGTCGAAGGTTGGTCAGTACACTGAGCGTGTTCTTGTGCCTGAAGGACATACGGGTGTGTTTTTGTCGTCTGGACCGGAAGATGGTAAGCAGCCGTTCTCATTCAAGTTCCGTAGTCTGGATGGTCGTAACACCATGAGTTCTTTCAACAAGAACCAGGTGCGTGCTTTTTACCCAGCTCTGTGGGAGGTGTCGATTATTCCACAAGGTGAGGGTGCTCTTGACTGGGCAATGATGCAGATTGTGCCCGAGGACACGCACATCGACACGGCTGTTAATCTGTATGAGTTCGCGTACCCTTCTGGTGGTGGAAATCTTCAGGTTGTTCCTGGCTCGGCTAGTGTCGTGACTGTCAACAACTATCGGGGTCATTACACGGCTTCTTTGACGTTGGAAGAGGTTTACTCTTGGTAATGCAAGCTATTGGGTTTCCTAACAATAAGCTGACTGGCTGGTCTGTCGTTGAGGATGCAGTATCTCTTGACCGCGATTCTACGACAGGTGGCTTCTCTGAGTATTCTCTTGAGGGTGCTGGGTATGTGGAGCCTGCGGATGTGATGACGAAGGAGATTCGTCTCGACAGCCCTGTTTTTGGCCGTACCCACGCATTTGTCCGGTCAATTACTAACACCCCTTGGTCGTGGTCTGCGACGTTGAATGACCCTTTCTATCGTCTTGATGTGTCGGCTGAGGTCAAGCATCTTCAGGGCGCTACTATGGACAAGATTGTTGCGCTTGTGTTTAAGGCCGCTGGTGTCGAGCCTCCGAAGGTTTATGTTGCTAAGTCTACTGCCGATGCACCTAACCCTTTCCTAGCACCTAAGACGACTGTAGCTGTTAAGACGTATGATTTTGTTGGTGGCAAGGGCAATCTGTGGACTATCCTCAAGAGCTTCTTGTCTGCTAACAACTATCAGATTACATGGATCTATGACACTATTGTTCTTTTTGAGAATCACACGGTGCTTACTCGGTTCCAAGGGTCTACTGTAGATTATTCGATTCAGTGGACGATTAACGAGCCATTCTCGCACATTGAGTGTACGTACTACCCCACTGTCGTACACTCAGCTTCGTCTGATTATCGTTCAGGTAACAGAGGCGGCGATATACCTACTGTTGCTGGCGAGGATCGGATTAGTCTCATTCATCCTCAGCCGTCGAATAATAAGACTCCGATTGAGTCGATTAAGGCTGCTGAAGTTTTGTCTGTTGAATCGGGTGAGACTAAGGAGTTCATCCTTGAAGTGCAGGGAACGATTGATTATCTGTATTCTCAGCCTGAATGTGTCATGCCGAGGGAAGTAGGCACTGACTTCAATATCCGTACTCGTGTCAATGGGCAGGTCTACTTCGCCCGTTCTGTGTATTCTGTTGTCGGCAAGGATAACAAGCCGATTACACCGGCGCAGTGGTATGCAGAAGGTGGCTCTCTTCACATCGAGAAGGGTGACGAGGCTAACCAGATCAAGGTGACTGTGACGGGCATGTCGAATGAGCGTCTTGCACCGTACCGTATTGCCGAGTCTGACGGTCAGACTGACTACAGCACGCTTCGCATCTATGGTCACGCTTACCTGTGTGACCAGGAGACGTTGACGTTCTACACTGGTTACCCGTATAAGACGGATGCTGTGAAGATCGACAGCATGAACCTGACGACGAAGGTTCAGGCGTATGACGCTTGCGTGTATGCTGCTCAGAGTGCTTTCGGCTATGCCGCCGAGATGGATTGGACAGGCACTATCCCCATGCACGAGTCGTATACCGATGTTGTGTACGATTTCGAGCGCGAGCCTGTGTACCTGTCCGATGTCGATGCCTTTACGGGTGCACCATTGCCGGAGAAGGCTACTGAGAAGTGGCCTCGTGGTACGACGATGCAGAAGATTATGAACGATCTTTTGGAGTTCACGAAGAACAAGCCTGTAGTGTCGAATCAGCAGGTGTTCGGTCGCATTGCTGGCACGACGGCAGTGTATGACCACTTTACATGGCATATCAAGTCGGCTTCGTATGATGAGTCGAGTGTGAAGGCTTCGTGCGAGGCGCTTACGAGGGTGTCGGATGTTGCTACAATATTCGATAGGCCACGAGTTGCGGATTATCCTCTTGAGGCTGGTATCACGCTTCGAGAGTTGACGTTGAAAGGAGTAACCCATAGTGAAGCACAATCTTCCGACCCCATCCCAGGCATGGGGAAGTGACATCGACAGGCGCGTAGCGTATCTTGAGAATGACATGACCTTGATGAAAAGCAAGGTCGGTAACTCTTATGATGCTGTGAGCGCGCTGGTCTCTACTCGTGCGGCAAATGGTGTTGCGCAGCCGTTCTATCAGGAGATGCTAGTTGAGCAGCCCGGTAGCAGCCCCGGCATTGGGGCGTATGAGGACTTGTGGAAAGCGCCTTTGGATTGGGGTAATGCTGGTTCGTTCATGCAGCTGTCGATCACGGGGTTTCTTTACATCCCTGTGATCCCGTTGACCACGGGCGAGTATATTTTTCCACAGGTTATCACGGGTGTTCGAGACCATCTTGGTCGTGAGCGTAAACTTGTGCATGTCCCTTATGTGGTTTCAGGTCTTGCTACGGGTAGGGGTGGTCGGGGCACTGACTTGGTGATGGTGACTGGCTTGTCGTTTACTATGGTTGTTGATTACGACAATTTCCAGTATGGGACTGCTTTTATTGGGTTGAAGGGTTCCAAGGAGCATCCAGAATATATCGACAACCACAACGGCCACGCATATGTTTCCGTTCAATTCTCAGGAGTGAGGTACTAACATGGGTACAGTTAACGATCAGGGCATTTGGACTTACTCTGATTCCGACATTGTTCAGAGTTGGCCTGTTTTTATGAACCTTGGTTTCAACTCTGTCTCTGACGTTGTGAAGCAACTTCAGAAGGGCCGCGTCATTATCGCTAACAATGCGAGTGATTATGACTCTAAGCTGGCTGCTATCCGTAAGGCTGGGGCTAACAACTATGATGTCCTTATTTACCGTAAGGACACTAAAGAGATGTTGATTAACAGTAATGGCCAGCTCACTAAGATTTGGGGTGGGGCTGTCGAAACGGATTACGTGAACGAAAATGCTTCGTTTGCGGATTATAGGCGCTATGTTGCTAATGGCTCTACCGCGCGTGTTAGCCGTAATATTCGCTTGTCGAAAGCTGGACTCTGGCTAATCTCGGGTCAGATCACGGTTACTAACGACGTTGAAGCTAACGGTGCCTACCTCAACATTTTTATGATGATTGACGGCAAGGAACATAATGTTGGTGTTTTCAACACGTACGCCCACAATAAGAATGTTATGTTCGTTCACCTTGGCCCTATTGCAAAGTACGTAGATACACCTGGCAAGGAAGTGTCCGTGTCTGTCCGACTGCAAGTTGATCAGAACGCTAACCTCGGCTGGGGTGGTCTTACTATCCAGGCGACAAAGATCGGTTAGTGTGCTAGACTAGACCACGACAGTTAACCACCTCGTGCGGGTGCTGCGACTGTTGGGTGTGGCACAGAAAACCCCTCTGCTAGTTCTCCTTTCCTAGCAGAGGGGTTTTCGCTATCTCGGCCACCCGTTGTCGAGTGTCCACTTGTGCTTCAGCTCGTGAACCAGGTAGTACACGAGATGTCGGAAGGCATCACGGACATCGTTTGCGTCCTTGTAGTTCACGTCCTTACCTGTGAGCCACCACCCCAGATTCTTCAGTGTTGTGTCCTTGACCAGGACCTTGGCCTGTGCCGGTGTCTGGTAGTGGATGTCATCGACAAACCAGTCAAGGATTGCGTTGACCTTCACGGGGGTAAGGTCTGCTGTGAACTTGTTGCTGGGTCTCAGGTCGAACTGCTCAGCCACGACAACGGCTTGAGGGTACTCGTCAAGGTAGTGTTTGATGAGTTCTGCCGTTTCGGTGTGTGTTGAGCAGATGAACTGGTCGAAGTGTAGAATCTCCACCTCTTCTTCAACATGTGCCACAACGAGGCCGGTGTTCACGCCGGGGTCAATTGCTATTACTGTCGTCGTCATTATCTTCCTCCATCCAGTTTTCGGTGATGACTGCATATCCGGTACCCATGAGCCTGTTTCGGCCTGTCGGTGAGAGACCGCCGAAAACACCAGAACGGAACTTTTTGCCGTCGATTGGTGCTTCTTCGGCTATCAGACAGTCTTGAAGGCATTGTTCCTTGATGGGGCACTCATTACAAAAAGCCCTCACAACTGTTTCGTAGAGTGTCGGGTCGTAGAACCATTCGGTTGGTGCTCCACTACAGGGTGCCTGCTTGTAGTCTGTCACACTTCCTCCCAGTTGTTGCCAACTTCTGCTTCTGCCACAAATGGCACGCGGTTAAAGACAAGTGTTGCTGCCTTGGACATTTCGCGTTCCATCATTGCTCCACATTCTGAGACATGTTCTTCGGGGCACTCGATGTAAATAGCATCGTGGACGAGGCCGACAATCTTTGCGCCGTACTGTCCTACTTGCTTGTTGACTTCGATTGCTGCGTGGAGGCAGATGTCATTTGCTGTTGACTGCGGAACGAAGGCTAATGCTTCGTTCTGGGTCGAGTTGTAGTTTGCGTCTGCAACAAACAGCGGGTTGAATGTGAGGCCGAATTTGGTTTCTCGCTCGTGGTCCTCTTCCTTGCGTCCAACACTGTGCCGTACTCGTGTCTGCCAGTCTCGAAGTCCTGGGTAGGCACCAAGGTATTGATCGACAACGTGTTGTGCATCTTTGATTGGCTGTTCGAGAGCTGTCGCAATAGCAGGCACACCCCGACCATAGTTCAAGCCATACACCACACTCTTTACCAGTGCGCGCATGTTCTTGGCAGTCTTTGGCTGTTCATGCTTGAAAGCCTCATACGCTTCGATTGTCGGGAACTCTTCTGGCCAGATTTTCGTCATCAGATCATCGAAGAAGTCAGGCGCACCCGGCTGGAAGGCAGCAATCATGGCCTCGTCGTCGGCAAGCTCAGCGACAGTACGTAGCTCAGCCTGCGAGTAGTCACACGAGATAACCTTGCACCCCGGCGCAGCGACAAGTGCACGCTTGATGCCACTGTCGCGTCCCATCGTCTGAATCGCCGGACCTTTAGCCGAGAGGCGACCAGTCTTCGCACCGTGAGGCAGGTAGTACGGGTGAATACGACCGTCCTCGCCAACCTTACGTCGCACGTTAGCAATGAAGCTGCCAATCACCTTAGCAGCGTAGCGGTACTCAAGCAGAGCGTCGATAAACTCGACCTCCTTACCTTCGCGTCGTAGCTTCTTCAGGTGATCTGAGTCGAACGACGGGGACGATACACCTTTAGAAGTGAAGTAGTCCTTGATCTGCTTCGGTGACTGGGGGTTGAAGTCCTCACCTGCGTATTCACGTAGCGTCACAAGCGCCTTGTCGCACTGTTCTTGGTACTTCTTCTCAAGCTCGTCAAGAGCATCGAGTGAAACTGCAACGCCGTTCATCTGCACATCGTTGAGAACCCTCGTAACTTGCATACGGTAGCGGTAATAGTCATACTTTCCGCTGTTCTTGAGCATCGGAAGGAGATATTCGTACAGTTTGTGGGTCCATACAACGTCCATCAAGTTGTACTCATAGAGCTTTTCGCGTGGAATGTTCTCGAAGTACGCTCCACCCTTCAGGTAGGATTTAGCGTCAGAGTCCCAGTCTTCAGCACGCAACCAGCGGCGAGCGAGAGGCTTCAAGCCATGCTCACCGGCCAGGTTGTCGAGCACGAAGTGCATGAGCAGCGTGTCCTCATGATGGTACACACGGATACCCAATCGCTTCGACAGATAAGGCATATCGAACGTACCGTTGTGACAGATGACAGTGCAGGTGTCGCACAGTCGCTTGATAAGCTCTGCCGCCTTGTCGGTCTCAGCGAGCTCTTCAGGGATGACGACACCGAACTTGCCGTTCCACAGGGCGATAGAGAGGATGCGTCCAGCAGCAAAAGTGTCTTCGTCAATGTTGCCCGCTGATTCGATGTCGAGTGCAATCAGTGTGCCCGGCTTGAACGTGATGTCCTCGCCTTGCCAGATCACCCAGTCCTCGCCTTGCTTCAAGCCAAGCTCTTCTGCACCAAGATAAGCGTACTGCAATGCCTGAGCGAGGAACAGACCAGCCTGGGGATTAGTGACGATCTGCTTAGGTGAGAGTGTCTTGTATGCCTTGCCCTTATACCCCTTGACAGTGCCGAGGGTGATCTTAATATCCTCGTCATTTACGTCGTCAGTGATTTCGACATGCACGTCTTTTGATAGGCCGGACACCACGAGCGCCCGCCTAAGAAGAACCTGTGCAATAACAGGCAGCTTGTCCACATCTTCAGTCAGAATCTTCATACCTGCCCTCCTGTGTACTTAATGAATCGTTCATTGTTGGACTTGCCCTTCACGACTTCTTGGATTACTCCACGTGCCTGAGCATACGTAATGATTTCCTTCAGTTCACGCATACCGCTGATTTCAGACTGGAACTTCAGCATGAGTTTCGGAATCGAAACCATGCCGTTGTCGGTGCGCGCAACGAAGTTAATGAGCTTGTCCACCTTGTTGCTGAAGTTGCTGTTCTTCACGTGGTGGATGAACACCTCGTTAGAAGACAGCCAGATAGACGCAAGCGAGATAGCCTTGAGCATTTCCCGCATTGTGACAACGACGGTGCCCTTTGTCGTCGGCCCGTTATACATAGCGAGCAGCGCAGAAATGCGGAGCACAGAGAACGTCATACGCTCAGTGCCGGGAAACAACTCACGGCTATTCAGCATGTGTCGTTCAGCCAGCACCTTGGCCTCTTCCGAGAACTCAATCCACCGCTCGAACACACCCGGCTCAAACTCGACAGGGATACGGACTTCCTCATTCTCCATGCGTTGCGCACGGCGAGCGTTGAAAGCCACATCGAACTTGGTCATAGACTTGATAAGGTTCGACAGCATGAAGTCACGCTGCTTGTCCTCAATCTTGCCTGTCGATGCGCTCACTTGCACGAGCTTCACATCCTGAGACGAGGTGATGTACTTGTCTCGGTCATCAATAACGACAAGACAACGGGGCGTGAAGCCGGACTCCACCTTCTCGGTCGTCAGGTGCTTCGCGGCCTGGTCAAGAATACCTGTCCCGTAAAACGTCATGTAGTACGGGGTCGCAGTCTGGTAAGCAACCTTGCCTCCCTTGTCCTTACGTGCGACAGCGGGAATGTAGCCGTCGTAAGACTTGGTGAGGAACGGCATCATAGATGCCATGTAGCTACCCTTCTGGGCGGCGTGTGCAAAGAAGTCCTGCACCTCATCAATAGCGAACAGACCAGACTCTTTCGGCTTGGTACGCAGGTACGCGGAGAGTGCTTCACCTGTCGAATCTTCAGGCGCAATGAAAGCGTCAGGCCCCTTGCCGATGCCGACAGCCACGTCTCGCATCATGGACTCAGCGAGGCGAAGTGACGTGGACTTTCGGGACTGTGTAGTACGTCCCAGAACCAGGAAGTACAGATTCAATGGCATCTTCTGCACATTAGTAGGGAGGAAGGCGTACTTAGCAAACATGGACGACAGGATAGCGAGAGCGCCCGCGTAGTGGAACTGCTTAGGGGCCATTGCAGACTTGGTTGATGCCCATGCCGCGAACTGATCGACAAACAGGCCCATCGGTTCTTCCTCGTCCCCGTGTAGGAAGTCAACATCCTGCAACGACAGCTCACGCGATTCACTCAGCAGGTAGGACGAGCCGATACGGGTTGTCGCTTCGAGATCGTTTTCCGTGGGGCCGTCGTGCTCAGACTTCCAACGTGCATAGTCACGATTGATCTGCTTCCAGAGGTAGCCGTCGCCACGTCCGTCTGCCTCAAACTTGTTGAACTCAGTGGCGCGCACAACGGCAAATGCTTCAACAATTGAACAACCCTCTTCCCAGAGGGCGCACTGAAGATGGTACATCTTCGAACTGCGGTCCTCGTCATCATTGAAGGTGTCATCCGTAGCCAGGTCCGTGATGTAGCTGCGGTTCACCATGCCCAACACCTCAAACATGGAGGGGATGTCGGTGGGGAAGTCCTCTTCCTCAATACCCATGCGCTCGACAGGTGGGTACTCAGCCGCGAACTCAGCTGCGGTGATAGGCTCGTCGTTCACCCCAAGGGTGATCTCCCAGGGCTTCACCTTCTTGAGGTTGTGGGTGAAGGGGACACGCAGCTTCTTCGACAGGGGCCAGCCTCGGTCCATGCCGTCGTTCTTGTGTGCTTCGTAGAGTCCTCGTGCGAGGGCTTCGAGCATGTCATTGGACAGGTCGCCTGCGTCTTCGAGTAGCCAGTACCCTTGCCAGTGCTTCTCGCTGGTCTGGACGGTGATAGAGGGCTTGACCTTCAGCTTGTCGAGCGGGCAGTCGTCGCCGTCTGCCCAGACGCACGCTGCCTTGGTCACGTTGTCTTTGGCTGCGTGCCTCGTGTTCGACAGGGCCGGGGGCTTGGTGTAGAGAAAGGGGCTGTAGTACACGTCCAAGTCGGCGTTAGCCTCGGCGTAGGCCACCATTTTATCGAGCTGTGTTGGCAGCTCAAACCACCGGAAGTTGGTGAGACCGCCCATCGGACCCTTGAGGATGATGGGGGTCCAGCCTTCACCGTCTGGGAGGACTGCTTGGAAGAACTCTTTAATGTTCACTGCTCTCCTTTCTGCTTGTATATAGTACGGCGGGCCGTACCCTGGTGTCAAGATACGGCCCGCCTGTGAAGATCAGAGTTCGATCCTGGATGCCTTCGACTTCTTCTTAGTCTTGGCTTCGTCCCATTCGACCTTCTTGATGTTGTTGCGGGCGCGAGTCTCACCGTTATACTCGGACTCTTCAATCGCAACGGTGATCGTGGCGGTCTTACCCACCAGGTCAAGTGCGACCTGATTGAAGTAGTCCTCGGTACGACCGGCAGGCTCTTCAGGCCAGGCGTTGCCAGAGGCGTTGCAGAACGCGGGCAGGTCCCAGTGGAGGCCCTTCTTAGTGACGAGGACGAGCCAGTAGCGAATCTGGCGTGCCGCGTGGTCGCCCTCGTTGACAACGAAGTCCACGGTATACATGGGCTTACCAGACTTGGACTCTCCCAGCTCGCAGGAATCGACAGTCACCTTGTACTGGCCTTCGGGCAGTGGCTCAAAGGACATGGACTCAGCGACATCCAGGGACATAAGCTCGTTGAAATTGATTGCCATGTTAATCAGTTCTCCTTCTTGTTGGTGTTGTAATCTTCGATGGTTTCAGGGAGCCACCCGAGGGCGGCAGTTCGCTTGTAATTAACGATTGCGTCTGGTTGTGGGAACTTCCCGGTGTTGATGCGGTACAGGATGGTCGTTCGACCAACTCCCGTGCGCTCAGACGCATCATTAATAGAGAGGTACCTAGTCGTCATTTTCTTCCTTTACTCCCTGTGTTTCACAATGCTCATGGACCCAACCCATGATCTTCTCCATTGTCGTGTTTCCAGACATGGACGGCATCGGGTCGAATCGCGTCTTTGCCAGCACTTCAGACGAAGACCGGACAGTCATGACTGTGACCAGCTCTTCATTGTCATCGTCTCCAACATCCTCCCACGTCATGCGGGCGATAATATCGAAGATTCCGGGCAGCTTCTTGAAGCTCTGTCTGCCCTCAAACGAGGGGCCAATCAGCGACAGTCGGGACACATCGTTCACTTCGCGCGCCTCGTGCGTGATGCAGATGATGTTCAGGCCCATGTCGAAACTGATCTTGTTGACCAGATCAATGATCTTCTCGTAGGTAGCATCCCACATGGCAAAGCTGTCATTGGGTTTCGTGGCCTTGAAGTGGAACTTGATAAGTTCCTGCAAGCGGTCAACCGTGTCGATGACGATAGTCTTGAACGGCATGTCCTTCTTCTTGCTAATCTCGACAAGGAGTTCAGCAAACTTCTGGTAGGTCGCTGGCTGAACGACAAGCATGTTGTCCAGGTCGCCGTACTTGGCAGCCGGTGCGGTACCGCGCTCCAAGTCGATGTAAAGGACCGGCCCCAGCTCTTCAACCTTTGAGGCCGAAACTGCGAGCGAAGTCTTCCCGGTTCCCGACATGCCGTAGATCAGCATCTTGATCTTAGGGGTGGTGATACGGGGGTCAGACACTTCGATATCGATTCCCTTGAGGAACGAGTCGAACTTTCCCATGTTTCTCCTTTCTTTTTAGCGCTTGAAAGCGCAGAAATAACAGCCGGAATGGCTGTCGAGTTCTCCCAGGTTGTCCGGGTTGTTGGTGGCCCACTTGAAAATCTCGTTGGCACGTTCCAGGACAGCCAGGGCGGCTTCTCGGTTGTACTTGAAGCACAACTCATGAGTTGCCGTTGTGACAGATTCTATTGTAGCATCCCTGGGAAACAAAATCAGGGATGTGTGATTTACCTCATAGCCAGCGTTCTCCATACCCAGACCATACAACTGCATCTGGTAATAGTACTTTTTAATCTGGCCTTCGGTCATCGAGTCCGAATAGAACTCAGGGTTGCGGTCCTCATCGAAGAACGTTGCAGACGAGAAAGCCTTGATCTTCTTCTTCGACAAGACCTTGTAATCAACAACATGTCCGCTCCTAAGATCAAACCCGTCAGCAGTCCCACGAATCTCCCCATACCCTTCAATCTCGCCAACTGTTACCTTTGTTTCCTTCAGGTACCCTTCAAGGCCAATCGTGTTCTCTAAGTACAGGTGGAAGGCCGTACCAATCATCGGGGCCAGAGGATACGTCTTTTCCTCCTGGTGGACTCCCAGCAGCTTTTCTGCCAAGCAACGCTCACACATGTCTCCCAGTTCAGACGGGCCAACCTTACGTTGCTTGTCACGCTCAGAAGGCTTAGTCAGCTCCCGGATAATGTTGTCGTAGATTTCACTCATTCTTCGTCCACTCCTTGTATTGCTCTTCCTTCATGACATGAAGGTTCCACGCATAGTAGTGAAGGTCATCTAGTGGCGACTCGATGAGTACCAAAAAGTCGCCTTCCTCAATGATCTTCCACATCTCACGTGTCCCGAAGAGCGGGATACACGAAGTGCGGCGCATGATCTTATTCGAGCCAGAATTAACCTCCCATCGTGTCTTACTAATCTTGTCCCGCTCAATGTCGGTAAACATAAAATTGGGTGGAACCTGAAGGACCAGCTTATTCTTTCCCACGATGAACACCCTTCGACAGGCCGCTCAGGAGGGCAGTCGCCTCGCTCGAATTACGGTAGTCACCCAGATAGACGACCTCCACGATCTCAGGGCAAGTCGAGATAAGGTGAGCACAACCCTGGCATGGGTAGTGAGTCACGTAAAGCGTGTACTCGCTCCCGTGTTCTGTCATCTTCCTAATCGCGTTACGTTCCGCGTGAACAGTGTTCACACAGTGGTTGTCCACAATCCGGTGCCCGCCCGTGTCGCACGGCTCAAGGCCGTGCGGTGTCTCGTTGAACGCGCTCGACACCACCTGACCTGTCGCACGATCAACGATCACGCAACCCACATGGGCACGGTCGCACCGTGACTTAGCGGCCTCATCCCGCGCCGCTTGAATGTACTCTCTCATCGAGAAAGAATCTCCCGCTGTTCATCAGTCAGATTATTAGCCCACAGCAGCACCTTACGGGCAAAGTCCGACAGACCACCGTTATCATTCAGCAGTCCCGGAATAGCCTTCTTACGGTAGTCACTGAAGGCGAAACGATCACCGTCCACGTACCGCAGCAGACGACACAGCACCGAGTTACGAGACACCACGTAGTTACCGTCCGCGTCTTCCACGAGACCTAGGAGAACAGTACCGTTCAGACGGTCAGTGTAGTAGTGGTGCTCACCAATCGAGAGATCGTCCCGGTCAAAACCACACTCACCTGCAACAGGGTCAGTCCACATGATCGACAGGTCTAGTGGGCGCGCGGCCTGAATGTCGATCTGTGCCGAGGTCATCTCCCGCGCATTGCACTTCAGGTCATCGACGGAAGGCACGATAAACACATGGTTGTCGAACGGGTCAATGACAACCATCTCATCTTTAGCGGACCACCACTGAGCGCACACGGTGCCCCTGTCGTTGAGCAGGGCAAGCCGTCCGTTAGGCAGCGTGCCAGTACCCAGGACTGCGCCGCTAGGCGTAGTGACCAGACCGTCTTCAATGTCAAGATACTGTCGCTTGACGTAACGGGTGGGAAGATTCTCCCAACCAAAGCCCAACGGGGGTGCGTAAATATCACGAATCGTTACGGGCAATGTCTTCTCCCTTTTCGTAGTAGTGGAACTCAACGATAGGAACATACTGTCGAGTTGGATAGTTAAGCCTGTCAGTCACATAGTAGTTCACGAAGTCAAAACCAATCATCACGGTACGCGACGTGAATAAACGCTCTTCGCCCGTGCTTGGGTACCACAGGTGAATCTCCTGTTCGTCGGTACACGACACACCATTGGTGGCGCTTTCCTTTTCCGTACGCTCGTTCAGTGACACGTAAGTCTCCCATTTAGGGTTAAGCACGTGAATACACACAGTGCTCCCATCCGTGAAGCGGATATAGGCATCCTTGTCTTCAAGCCAGTGTTCTTCTACTGACTTCTTCAGGAGGTTGGCAACCGTCTTGTGGTTGAGCTGGATAATCTGCATGGCTCAGAACCACTTACTTGCCTTGTGGACCATGACAGCTGCAACAATAAGTGCAATGACTGCCACAATAACCATTAGGGCAACGTATCCCACGAAAGCCCAGACAACCCACATGAACGCAGCGGGGAACCAGATACCTGTTACGGCGAACAGGATACAGAAAATAAAGTAGACGGTCGAAGAAACATCAAAGTTACGGTTGTTGTCAGACATGGTATGTCTCCCTTCAGTTGGTTTGTTGTTTGTTTTCAGATAAGGCCGGATGCCTTGAGCCTGTCGAAACGTTCCTGCAAGCGTCCCAGCACACGATCATCCACCGTGTTAGTCGCCTGAATGAGGAACCTGTTGACAGCCGTAGACTGCCCCTGTCGGTTGAGCCTGCCTGTTGCCTGTTCGTTAATCACAAGGCTGTTAGACTGACTCAGCCAAATCTCAGTATGGCACACCCGCTGAAGTCCGTCAACTCCCTCGCTCATGGCCTCGTGCTGAGCGACAATGACACGCACGTCCCCGTCAATCATTGCGTGGAAGTCCCCGCGAGACTTACCAGAGACTTCAATGCACGAGATACCAGCCTTGCGCAGACGGTGTAGCACGGCCTTAATGAACTTCTGACTATGCACCCACACGACGACAGGCTCATCTTCAGGCAGGTCCGCAATAATATCCATCATTGCATCCAGCTTGGAAGACTTACAATCTTCCTTGTAATCGACAGTCCCGTCCTCGTTGAACGAGGGGACTCCCAGCGTCATCTGTCGCAGACGCAAGTCAAGTTCCATCGGGATAGACAGTGCAAGCGGCTTGTCGTCCAGGTACGTAAGCGCGTCTTTTTCAAGCTGAGCGTACAGTTTGCGCTGTTCGCGTGACAGTTCCACTTCCACACGGTGAATAATCACGCCTGGAAGCTCAGGGTTAGCCTCGGCCTGAGACACCTCGTGATAGGACGGCGCTCCACGACGGACCATACCCGGCGAGCGCTCTCCCGTGTACGTCTTCCCGAAAGAACTGAACGGGTTGGACTCTTCCTTGAAGAACTTGGCACAAAAGTCCCAGTAACCGCCGTAATGGTTAGGCCAAAGAAACTTGAGCGCGGCCCAGATATTGCACGGCTTATTCCCAGCGGGTGTCGCACTCAGGGCAAGGCGGTACTGTGCCTGAATGTGTCGAGCAACGTCAAAGTTGAGCGACGAGTGGTTGCACGCACGATGCCATTCATCCGCAATAACCATGCCGAAATTGACACCGTAGAACGGCTTAGCCATTGACTTGAAGACATACTTTTTCGCGCGCCCGTCCCACCGCTTTTCCTTATTGCGGGACCGCATAAGCTCCCAGGTAATAAAGTACACGCCGGGCACACGTGCTTCAAGGTCGTCCCACACTGCAAGCGCGGCCTTGGTTTTCTTACCAGACAGCGTGCGCATGTCAATTCCGGCAAGCGTCTTCCAGTGCGAGCGCCAGCCTGACTCAGTACGGACAGGGGCGACAATGAGAATAATCTGCTCCCCGATAGTGCTACCGAAAGCATTAAGCGCGTTCCACACGCTCATTGCCGTCTTGCCCGTACCAAGGCCCGCGCCTACCAGTCCCGTGTACGGCGTTTTGCTGTTTGCCAGTCCTTCCAGTACACGTTCCTGGTAGTGGCGCGGTGCAAAGGTCATTTACTTAATCTCCCAAGTAATCGTATGTGTAGTTTCTTCCCAGCCACAGTAGATCATTGCGTTGAGAACAACTTGTGCCCCTAGCTTGTCGAACATTTCCTGAACGTCGCGTTGCATGTCAGAGTTGAGATAGCGCTTGTACCCGTAGTAGTCGTCTTTGCCAATATAGGCGAGAATACTCAGACTATCCCCGTACAACTCAGCGCAGATATAATAATCGCCCGCGTTCAACAGGTCAACTACCTTACTGTCCCACTTGTTAGTAAGCTCATGGATAGCATCTTCCACCGCGCGCATACAAGCGTCGCTATACATCTTAGTCAATTCTTCAAGATTCATTAGTTAGCCTCCCTAATCATTTTGACCTGTTCCTTGGTAAGACGGGCGAGAATACGCGGTCCCGCAATGACACCGATACCCATATCAAAGTCATGCGACACAACGATACCTGTCCCGTCTGTCAACACTTGAATATAAGCATTGTCCATTAGTTAGTCCCCCAATACCTTGTTGACTCGTGCCTTCAGTGATGCAAGCTCCCCATCCCTGAGATAAAGCTCAAGTGCATCCTCATGGTATTCAGCGTAAATGTCAGTGACCTTAATCCCGGTCGAACAGTCGAGGACAGAATATACTTCCCCGTCGTCCCACATGTTGAGATAGCACAGCCATTCTTCGGCGTTCCCTAGTCGCTTATTGACCGCTAGAATCTGCCCGTATGACTCAATAAAGTCATAGTCCTCCCACCCATCGACGCACTTGAAGTGTGAGCACAGTTCGCCCTTGAACAACTCAGCGTATTCTCCCACGTTGCCAGGTGTTTCATCATGCACTGCAATATACCTACCAAGTGTCTTGAACACGGGGTTATCGGACTGCATAAAGTCGTAGCAGTCCCCAATAAACAGATAAGGTTCATCTGCCATATCTATAGGTTCCGTGGTTCCCAGCACTGGTTCAACAATATACGTGTTGCCAGTGTCAGCGTCTTGGAAGACAGTAATCTCGCCGGTTTCAGACAGTGTATTGATATTCATTAGTCAAGCTCCCTCGCAATAGTAGTGGCGTAGAAAACACCATCCCGGACAATGCCCTCCGCATAGACAACCTTATACAGTGAGTCACGGTCAAACATAGCAACCACGTCGGACGGCAATTCATTGTCGCCGGGCAGGACGACACACTGTTCGTAGTCTTGCATCCAGACAAACATTCCGTCTTGCGGGTTGTCGTCATAGCCGAGGTAGCCATCTTCCTCAAAACGCCATTCCAGCCAATCAGAGAACAGGCCCTTCTCGTCCCAATACTCCCAAGCGTTGTAACAGTCTTCCTCCGAGTCCTTGCTACGTCGGTAGCCGTCAATCTCGTTCGCGTTGAATGATTCAGCAAAAACATCGCTATCTAGTTCGCGCTGGTTGAATGTGTCGCCGTCAACATAGTTGCTAAACATTTTGATTACTCACTTTCGATATAAATTGACATGCCGTTAGGCAGTTCTACCTCGGCTCCCACGCCAAGGTTGTTGTGGATAATCTCAGCGGCCCGCATCTGCCGTACCGCCTCAAGCCACATGGTTGAATATTCTTGCAGTTCTTGTTCTTCAAGGGAACGGGCGACGGCTTCCACCTGTTCGACAGTGTATCCACCGTCGCCCGTCCCGTATTGCTTCCAATTCATCGGAACGTCGCGTACACGTCCGATACGGTAGTAGCGGGCGACAGATCGAGCAAGTCAAGCGCGGCAAGTTTCTTAGTATTCAACTTAGGCTTGTCGTACACACTTTCCCGGACGGCCTTTGGCAGTTTCTTAAATGCGGGCAGTGCTTCGACAGCGGCGGCGTTGATAGTCTTTCGGGTAGCGAACGTCACGCGCGTGTCGCCAACCTGAATCTTGTCTCCCGCGTTGAACTGTGCGCACAGTTCCGCCTTGAGTGCGTCCCGTGCCTCGGTCAGAGTGCTAATCTCTGCGTTGAGCTTGTTAATCTTGTTGACGAGGGTTTCAATGTCAGTCATTGTTGTTGTTCTCACTTTCGTTGTAGTATTTTTCAGTCTTGTGGCAGTAGATGCCGACAGGGGCAAGGATAGTCAGTAGCACTAGCGTGTAGTAGGCGACTGCGAACATTAACGGACTTCCTTAATCTCTTCCATTGCGATTAGATATGCAATGCAACTGTTGACATAGGCTTCCCAGTCGTCGCTCAGCATCTCTCTAGCAATGTCACTCGCCTTGAGAGTCTTACCAAGCACTGTGATAGGCTTGTGCAGATCGTCCACAGCTTCAGCGGCCATAGTCTCAAAGTCTTCCCGGATACGGAGGTCGCCGCTATGGGTCACGTAGTCATACTCTCCATTAGCAACCCCCAATTCTTCAGCGGTGAAACAGAATCGGGTATCCCAGTCCGTAGCAATGGCAAGTAGCGTGTTAAACCTAGTCATTGTTGTTTTCTCCCACTTTCTCACATATAGTTTTCGGTATAGTCCTTGATAGCGTCTTCCTCGCTATCGGCGTAGATACCTGCCAGAGAATCGCCCGTGGTTGTGTCCGACACGACCCAGACGTATCCGTCTGCCCAAAGAGAGTATTCATGCACCCATGACTCGCAGGGGTCAACAGGATGCGTATCCTTGCGGAACGCGGCCGCAAACAGCCTGTCCGCATCCATAGAGTGCCAACCGACGTACACCCAGTAATCAGGGCAAAGAGCCGCCCATTCTTCCTGGGTAGGCGTGCGCCCGTGTTTCTCATGGAAGTTGTCAAACTCCCACATTGCAGGGCAGTCCGTTTCGGCGGGGTGGTGCAGGATGCAACCATGAGGACCACCAAGCACGCACAGTGCATCGGCACTGTCTAGCCATTCAGTAGGGCACTCTGCCCACTCATCCTGAAACACTTGGTAAGTGTGCCCCTCATGCTCCCATTCATCGGGAACGTTGATAGTGTGTGCAAACTGAGTTGAATCATTGTTTTTCACCTTTCGGCTTGTTGTTTGTCTTGGTTATAGCTTATCATGTTGGCAGTCATTCTGCAATGTTAACTAGCTCACAAGTTTGTGAGTCAGCGTCCCAGATAAACATATGCGCGTAGCCATGCAAGAAACGCATATCGTCAAGGGTCATACCCTCACTATCGCACTCCCAGTACCAATAAATGGTATTGTCAGCGGCATTAGTGCGACAACGCCACACGTACCCCTCAAGGTTGACATACAAACCGCTAGGTTCATTCTCAGAGAACAAGTCGAGTAGTCCCACAAACTCATAGCCGCGTTCGATAAACCACGGGTTAATCAGCGACAGGTCCCATCCTTGGTTAGGATCAACGTAACCCGCCACGTGTTCCTGCATAGATTCTAGCGGGTAGTAACGGTCACTAATGACGTTTAGCAATTCTTCCCACATACTAATTAGCTCCCAAAGCCATAGGCGATAATATCTTCCAGATAATCAACCGCATTGTTGATTACAAAGTCTTCCCATTCTGCGCTGTTGTCGGTATTGTCTAGGGTTTCCTGATAGGACTCCCACAACCCATCTTGCACGTCATTGCCGTTGAACTTCCGTCCCTTGTAGTGCAAGATAGGGTCACTTTGGGAACCTCGCCACTCAAAGCCGATACCGGGGATACCGTACCAATTGGGCAATTCATTGTGTGACATAGTTCTACCTTTCGGTGTCGTTATCGCTAACCACCTTGGTTAGCATCGTTCCCTAGGCAGGGGTTGAACCTGCATTTACCTACCATCAGGCTAGGGACATCCTTTCTAGGGTCTAGAATTCTTCCAGAATGAGAACGCAGTCACCGGACACAAGCGCGTCATACACAGGCCCGATCTTGTCAATACGTCCTTCAATTGTCTTGGTAACCAGTGGTTCACCAAGTGTCGCCGCATCCTTGCGCAGTGCGTCAATATGGGCTTCAAGCGCGATACGGATAAAGTCCATCTGTTCCCAGGTCAGTTCCATTTTTCAGCCCTCAATTTCTGACATGACTACCGCATCCGACAGCCCATCCAGGGCCGTGACCACCGCGTCAATAGCGGCAAGCACACTCGGATTATCGCCGTAGTCGGCTCCCATCTTTCGGAACGTGATCTTGGTTGCCGTCGCCGTCTTGATAACCTGCATGGTGTTCTTGTTGACTCGCATTGTTGTGTTTCGCTTTCTGTTTGTTGTTTGCTTAGGCTTTGTGCCTATGTTTCTAGTGTAGGTTGTTGTTGCTGTGTTGTCAACTCGTTAGAGTGTGTTGTGTATCACGGGCACTAACGTTGCATACTCAGTGGAACGGGCGCGCATACTCTCCCATGTTTTCCAGTCAGGGCGCATGTTGTCGCGCCACATGCTAATAATCTTGGTAATGACTCGTTTTTCATGGTTGGTTAGGTCAATACCTGTTCGCGCGTACACAACCCCATCGGGCCGGAACATAAAAACATATTGCCACGTGTCGCTGCGATATACGTCATACCTAATCCAATTGCGCGCTAGGTTTTCCCGGTTCATCTCTAGTAACAGCTTAGAACCAAGGTGAACAGGACTATCAATGACGCGGTTAGGGTAGATACCCTGCAAGGCACTTTCAATAGTCATTAGCCGACCTTAATCCACTGTTCGCCGTTACCGCTAATGCACTCCCTGTCGCACTCGCGGTTGCACGCCTTGTAGAGTGCGTCCCAGTCAACGCGCCCGTGCTTAATATCCCATGCTGCATTGTCAATATCGTCAAGAATACCCATTTTCGTTCTCTTTCTGTATGGGGACGGGCCTAACGGCCCGTCCCGTTGGGCTGTTGTTGATTAGTACTGCCAGCTATCGCGGTCGGTTTCGCCGTTGAACTGTCGCAGCGTTGCGCCGGTCGGATAGTAGTCATCGTAGGCGCTGATATCGCGCGCGATACGGTCCATTTCGCGGCGTTCACGGGCGCGGATACGCTTAGCGATATCGCGGCGATGCTTGGTGAACAGGGAGGACTCACGGGCGAACTGCGTCGGGTGCCACGCGACACCGCGTGCCTCCTTGACGTGCCAGGGGTCCGTCTTGAACGTGTGTGCCATGTTAATTAACCTTCCGGTTTGTTGGTGGTTTGTGCGACTTGTGTCGCATCGTTCCCCCGGTTGGAATTGAACCAACCTTGACACTCACCATTAAGCGGGGGAAGTTGAAGACTAGCTAGTCTTCGTACGTGTAATGCACAACCTCACGCGGGCCAGTATAGTAATCGAAATGGTACACGCGGCGTTCGCGGCCATCGGGACTAGGGACGGTCACACTCACGGGCAGGTATCCGTGCATGGTGTAGGCGTATCCGCGCCGCTCGCCGGGGAACTTTGCATCGAAAAAGTAGCGCAGGTTATGGGGCTTAAAGTCTTCCACAGTCTCATCGTGTCGGACCTTGGACCAACGTCCGCTAGGTGTACGGTACTCGGTCCAATAGGTAACTGTCGCGTGCGTTGTATCTTGCATTTTGGTTTGTCTTTCTGTGTTGTGCGTGTTGTTGGTTACTTGAATCGCTTAGCGAACTGGCTGAGCGATTCAAGCAATGCGTGCGTTTCGCGGTACTCAGACGGGGAGAGTCCAAGCTGACCTGTTTCAACTGCGACGGTGAGTTGCATCGCAAAGTTGAACGCGCTGTTAAAGACTTCTTTGCGCTTGGCTTCCACCGCCTTAGCGCGTTCAATTTCGCCTAGCACAGTGCGTAGGGCAATTTCGCGCCCCTCTTTTGCGCCGATCATTTCTGCATCGCCCTGGTAGAGAATTGCATTCGATTCAATTTCTGCGAGTCGCTTAAGCGTCTCGTAGTCACATGCGAACGAAGTGATCATTTTTAACCCCTCGGTTGTTTGTGTGGTTGTTTGTGTTCACAGAATTGGTAGGCCGATTAGGAATTGAACCTAACCACCGCGCTAACGCGCGGCCCATTCTAGCGGCCCTGTTAGGTATGTTTCGCGCTTATTGCCGTGACCTAACCGACAGTTTCGGCGCTCTACACCCTAGCCGACACGGTAGGCGGCTTACCTGCCAAGTAAGCCGATAGGGTGCAAGCCCTATCACCGTGCGTAATTTAGTTCACAAAGATCACTCGAACAAAACTACTTTGGCTTACTTTGCGTTTGGGCTGTTTCGTTTGCCGATACTTAAAGATTAGTGGCCTGGTTGTATGTTGTCAACATGAAAACATGTGATTAGGGACACATTAGTTTGTTACTTGCAGGTATATAGGAAGCGCGCGCGTAATAGCATCGACAGGGCAGGAAGTCAATAGTTAGGTTTGTGTCGTTGGTTACTGGTTAGGTAAGCCTAAGAAACATTGCGCCGGCAGTCTGTTTAGTTAGGTAATACTAAGTAGGTGTGTCAAGACGCGTGGGTAGAACTAGACATCTCAGCATGTGGATAGTTTTAGCGAGTGAGTTGACTTTGAGGGGAAAGTATGTTACACGCGTGGGCATGTGCGAGCATGGGACGGGTCGGAGGGTAGTAGTGAGAGTGGTAGGCGGCGTTTAAGGGGCCTAGAGAGCGTTTTAAGGGCATTATAGGGGCCTAGTAGTATGTGGCTAGCCTTGAGGGGGTGCTAGGGCCTTAGAGATAGCGTAGCGTAAATGACAGGACAATTAGGTTGCATAGTTATGCAGGGGAGTGCATATTATGCGGAAAGTTAACAGCGTTAACTTAACCTCGCGCGTACGCAGCTACGCGAGCGTTTTTAATTTTATTAATAT